AACAACAAGGCATCCAAGTACTTAAAACAGTTTAAGCGACTGTTTAAACAAACTCTCCAAGCTAAGGAAATATAAATAATATGGCTATTGTACTAGATCGTCAGAACCTCGGTAAAGTTGTTGACCGTACCGATTCGCTGATTGTAATCCCCAACACCGTTGGTATCACCAATGCACTGGGTCTGTTTGAAGATGTATACTCCACCCAGAAAACTATCGAGATTACTCGTAGTACCCGTAAATCCCATCTGCTGGAAGATCGTAACTGGGATGAGCGTAACCAAACTATCGCTGGTCGTGAACAAGATTCCCTGCTGCTGAAAATCCCTCACTTCCCACTGGACGATGCAATCACCCCTAACGATGTCGATGGCATTGTACAGGCTGGTTCGCTGGCAGAGTTTGCTGAACTGGAAACTGTTGCGTCGGTTCGCGCTGACAAGATGATTGATGTTCGTGAAGCTCACGCACTTACCAAAGAAGCTGCTCGTATGCAGTTGATCACCACTGGTACTGTGTATGCACCTCGTGCCACTGTAGTTACCAACTTCTACACTGAATTTGGTGTTACCCGTATTGAGATTGTTACCGACCTGTCCTCGGCTACAGATCCTCGTGCAGACTTCAATGATGCTAAGAAAGCTACCCGTAACGCATTGCGTGATGGTCAAGCTGGTACTGTACGTTCGTTCGTTGTCCTGTGCTCTGATTCGTACTACAACGCTGTTCAACAGAATGCTTATGTAACTGACGCATTCAAGTATGTAGATCAAGGTCAAGCTACCCGTATCCTGTTGGGTGCTGGTGGTGTTGATGTACCGGGTCTGGATGCTCGCTTTGAAATGATGAGCGTATTTGGCATGACCTTTATCAATGCTGGCGCTGCTGGTTATGAGAATGCTGCTGGTACTTTCGTACCGTTCATTCCAGAAGGTGATGCTTACATGATGCCTGTTGGTGTCCGTAACTTCCTCAAAACCTACTACGCTCCGGCTAACCGTTTTGGCAGTATCAACCGTCGTGCTCAGGGTAGCTATTTCTTCGAATACCTGAACGAGAAAGATGATCAGATCGAAATCATGACTGAACAGAACTTCTTGAACGCTTGCTTGAATCCAGAAGCTATCGTGCGTCTGTCGTTGACCTAAGAATCAAATGGAGATGGGGACGTAGTGTCCCCTCCCCTTATTGACGGAGTAAAAGAATATGGCTGTAACAACTAAAAATGGTTGGATCTTTGCTGCACAAGAGATGGATGCAAAAGTAGCAACTGGTGCTCTGGTTCCCGCTGCAACAACTGCACTGGCTGGTAAAGTAAAACAAATTACTTTCACTGCACAGGCTGCTGAATTTGCAAACCTTGCTGCTGCAACTGCTGCTTATAATGCACTGCTTACTAAATTGATTGCTGCCGGTATTATGCCTGCTGCTTAAGTATAAAGGGCGGTTAATTCTGCCCTCCTTTAATAAATAAGGAGTGGCTATGGCTATGACCCCTGTGGAACAAGTTAATCTTTTGATTGGTAACGTTCCAAGTAATCCGTTTTACCCTATTTTCTCAGATGTAGAAATTCAACAGTTTCTTGATCTGAATAATCAGAATGTATATCAGGCTGCCCGAATGGCTGCTATCTCTGCATCGTTTACGATTGCCGGTTACAGTACGAGGGAAAGGACTGGTGACATTGAAGTTTGGTCTGACTACGCTAAGAACTACTTAGCTGCTCTTGGTAACTTCATTAATAATCCTACAGTATTGATTCCAATGGGTTTGATGCCTTGGTCTGCTAACAGTTGCCCAAGTAAACTCATGAACATTGAAGTTTGTGATGGCGATAATTGCAGGGAAGCAGTTTGTTGTGAAACAGGATGTGGATGTGATAGTTGTCATGCTGCTGGTGATACTTTTGTTTATTAGGAGTTGATATGCTAAAACCACAATTCCTTTTAACGCATAAGATTCCTCTGACAATCTACAGACAAACATCTGGCTCATTTGTTGATGGTGATTGGGTCGAGGGCACTGTTACTGAAGTACCTCTTCAAGTAAATATCCAACCGCTGAAACCTTATGAAATCATGATGCTTCCTGAAGCTGACAGGACAAGAGTTTGGGTTAAGTTTTACTCTGCTGATTATGCCCGTACTCTTAAAGAGGGAACTTCAGGCTGGGATGCTGATGAGTTCATTTGGAAGAATGATCGTTATAAGATTATGAAGGTTGATGATTGGACCAACGGAATGGGAATTCTTGAGCACGTTAAAATTCAAGCAGCTCGCATAGAACTAACCCCAAACTAAAAGGATGGCAAAAATGTCTTTTAAGTTGAAGGTTGATAAGTCTGGCTGGGAGAAAATGAAAAAGGAACTTCTCAAGGGCAGTCAATTAGAAGTTCAAGTTGGTATTGTTGAACCCACCTATTACGGAAGTGATAACGATAACCTCTCTGTTGCTCAAGTTTGGCAATGGCAAGAGGAGGGCGTACCAGCTCAGAATATCCCGACACGACCAGCTATTAGAGTTGGCTTTATGGCTCCGATTAAAAAAGGACTTTACGACTCTTATTTTGTTGAAAGCATTCAGCGTATTGCCGAGGGAAAAAGCACCTTCAAACAAGAGTACATAAGGATTGGTGCCATGGCTAGGGTTGACTTGAAAGAAGCTGTTGAGATGTGGGATTCACCACGTAACAGCCCGTATACGATTGACCTTAAAGGGTTTGACAACCCACTGATTGACAGTGGACTTCTTTATGAGTCTATTGATTTTAAAGTAGATAAGAAAGGTGTTAACTGATGTCAGTCTACAGTGATGTACGGGCTAGCATACGTAAAGGTGCTTTAGCAGCCCTTTCAGAATTTACAAACCCACAAGTGATTTTCAGTCACGGAAATGGTGCAGAACCTGCTGAGAGTTATGTTGTTGTGAACATTCTCAATATTGAACAGCAGGGCCACCATAGTACTTCTACTCGATTGAATGAAAATACAGAGACACAAACTATACAAGCCAGTTACGAAGTAATGGCCCAATTCAGTTTTGTTGGTAGTTTGTCGGGTGATATGTCTCAAAGTTTTACTCAGCGTATAAATAATAACTGCCTTGTCTTCGAAGAACTTGGAAGAAACAAACTTGGAGTTATGAGGAAAAGTCAGATCCGCAGAGCCCCACAGAAACGAGATACTAAGTGGGTTGAATATCACAATATCGACGTGACATTTTCCTACACAGTCTGTAGCACTCAAGTTATAGATTTGATTGAAGCTGTAATTGTTGAGAACCTAGCTGAACCTAGTATCTTTAGAGTTCCAGAAGGTCCAATTCCTCCGTATTAAGTAACAGAAGGCATTCGTATGCCGCAATATAAATAAAGTCTAATTAAGGATTAACGAATGTCTTTTCAACAAAGTGAGGTAGCCGCATGAGCGAGCTTGACCAGATTATCCAAATCACGTTGACCCGTGAGTCCACTCCAGTGGCAACTGCTTCTTTCCAGATTCCTTTGATTCTTGCAGCCTTCACGAACTTCTCTGAACGCACCCGTACCTATACAGATTTCGATGCTGTAACTGATGATTTCAGTTCTACTGACAAAGTATACACCATTGCTCAGAAACTGTTTGGTCAGTCCACTGTTGGTGCAGTTCCTCCAAGTATTGTAATTGGGCGTAGACAAGTTGATAGCGTAACCTTTACACCAACTGTCGCTGATAGCACTGCCTATACCGTTACTCTTAATGGTATTGTTTATACCTTTACCTCTGGTGTTGGTGCAACAGCAACCACTATTGTAACGGGTCTTAAAGCAGCCATTGGTAGCCCAACTGGTATTACTGTTACTGGCACCACTACTCTGACACTTGCCGCAACTGTTGCAGGCACTGCTTGGAGTGTTATTGCATCTGTTAACCTCGTAGCTGTAAACGCTGCACCAACTGAGACTTGGGCAGACGCACTTACAGCAGTTAGCGATGACAATGATGTTTGGTATGCCTTGGTTACTGAAACCCATACTTCTGCTGATGTACAGGCACTCAGTGCAGCTATTCAAGCACGTCGTAAAATCTTCGGTACTTCTAGCCAAGATACAGTGGTTCCTACAACTGGTACTACTGACATTGCCTATATTCTAGACTCTATTAGTGCCGGGCGTACTTACGGTGTTTACCTTCCTACAGCAGACGCTGAATATCCAGAAGCTGTTTGGATGGGTAGTCAACTGGCTTACACTCCCGGTTCCAATGATTGGGACTTCAAGCGTGGTGTTGGTGCAACTGTAAGTAAACTGAATGACACTGCTCGTGTAAATCTCCGTGCTAAGAATATGAACATGTATACCACTGTTGGTGGTGTAAACGTCTTCCAAGATGGTAACATGTTTGATGGCACACCGATTGACCAAGTAATCATTGAAGATTGGCTTTATGCCCGCCTTCAGGAACAAATTTATTTCCGCCTAGTAAATACCCTTAAAATTCCGATGACAAACGCAGGTTTGGTAATTATCGAAAATGAGATCCGTTCTGTTTTGTCTCAAGCTGAAGCGAACGGGGCTATTGATCGAGGTTGGAGCGTCACCGTTCCTGACGTATTGGATATCCCAGCTAACCTCCGTGCGTTGCGTACCGCTGGTGTATTCCAGTTCCGCGTCCGCTTGGCAGGGTCCATCAGAAAAGTAATCATCAACGGGTTCTTAGCAGTTTGACCTATTGAATTGCAGCCTTTTATATGATAGACTAGTCGGTCAAATTATCTAGGAGGCTGCATGAATTCTGTTAAATCTTACTATCTTTATAAAATTGTAAATAGTGTTAATGATAAAGTTTACATTGGAATGACTGGGGATGTTGAAAAGCGAAAGTATCAGCACTACAAACATAGATCCAAGAAGACTATTTCTATTATACAATTGGCTATTGATAAACACGACCCTGAAAACTTTGAACTGATAGTTCTTTGTGAAGGATCTCGTGAGTATATTATTGAACTAGAAAAGAAAGCTATTATAGCTTATGACTCTATAAATAATGGTTACAACATACGCTCAGGTGGTGAGGGCGGTTCCGGCCATAAGGTTGCAAGCAGAAGTGACGATACTCCTTTATATGTAATGGGGTTTTGGTTTCCAAATGCTAGAACTTGCCTAAGATATGTTTCAATATCCAAAGGCGGACTTTACGCAATGATCAGGGAAGGTCGAGCTGGGGATTATATTAGTAAGAGTAAGGTTAAGTATTTAATTGATAAACCTGTTTATATTGCAGGTTTTTGGTTTGATAATTTTAAAACTGCCTCTGAAATATTAAATAAGACAATACCTGCACTAAGAAAAAGAATATATGACGGTTTTATTGAACAACAGGGCAAACCTGAAACCTGCGGTTTAGATCACCCAACAACGGGGAAAACAGGTGCTCTTTGTCCAAATTCAAAAGCTGTTTATGTAGATGATATGCTTTATGATTCACTTAAACTGGCCGGAGAGTTTTCAAATTATTCGGCATGCACAATATCTAGAGGACTTAAAAATAAAGACCCTAGATTTTCTTATAAAATTAATGAAAATATAGAGGTTTAAATGGCAGATGCTCTCTTAGGTAACTATAGCCCAGAGTCTGTTGTAATTGTTTTGAGTAAGGGTGAATTTGTCCATACTATTCAAGGGTATGCGGATGGCACTTTCCTAAACGTCAGTCGAATCACACCCGCTTCAGAGCTGTATGTAGGATCTGATCTTTCGGCAGGTCGTGTTAAACGTCGTAATAAAGCTGCAACTATTACACTAACTCTGCATCAATTTAGTCCTTCTAATGCTGTGTTGCAAGCTCTGCAACGTGCTGATGAAGAAGATGATTCTGATAATTGGGTTGTGGCACTTACCGCAAAAGATACAAGTGGTACAACTTTGTTCTCCAGTAATCAAGCTTTCGTGGCAACAGTTCCAGACACCACTTTGTCGAGTACTACCGAGACTCGTGATTGGGTACTTCAAGCTGTAAGCTTGAGTTATAACGTCGGCAGCAATACCCGCTTCGACTCTGCTGAAGTCGCTGCAATGGAAGCTCTTGGTGCTGAAGTACCTGCTCGTTGGCAGTTGTAAGTAATTATACTGAGGGTAATGAACTTACCCTCTTTCCACCAAGGAATATTAAATGACTCAATTAGCTACTTATATTCCAGAGGAAGTTAACGTTCTGATTGGTGGGTTACTTCCAATATCTGGTTTTGTGGATGGAACCTTCTTAGAAGTAAGAAAAGATATCATACCATTCAGTTCAACTAGAACACCAGACGGAACGGTTGCACGCCTTTATAACAATGATCAAACATATACAATTACACTAACGCTTTACAGTGGTAGTGACTCGAATGATGTATTAACTAAATTCTGGCAGTTAGATGAGATTACCCAACGTGGTAAGTTTCCTCTTATGATTCGTGATTCTAGTGGTAGTGATATGTTCTTCTCAACTACCACGTGGATTGAATCTCCTGCCTCGATTGTTAAAAGTAATAACTTTGATAGCAGAACTTGGGTGTTAAGATCTTCACAAGCAATTATCAACATTGGCGGGAATGGAGACGCCTCGTCTATTCTTGGTAGTCTTGTTAACCTTGCCATTTCAGCCATCCCAACTATTGAAGGTATTATCTAATGGCTAATACTTTTGATGTTAAGACCTACAGTCCAAAAGATGTTGTGCTGATCATAGGTGGGTATCAAGTTACTGGCTGGCAGTCAATTAGTATTACAAGGTCTGTAAAAGGTTTTACTCCTATAAGGGGTATCCGAGGTAAAAATACTCGTGTACCTAATCGTGACACCTCTGCAACACTTACTTTCCCAATTCTTCAATCCTCGCAAAGCAATGATGTACTTTCGTATATTCACGAGCTTGACCTAGAAGAAGGAACTGCAAGGATTGCACTGACTCTTAAGGATAACTCAGGTCGTTCTGTATTCAACTCCAATGAAGCTTTTATTACTGGCTACCCTTCAGCCACCTTTTCTGGACAGTTCGAATACAGAAACTGGGAAATCTTTTGTCAAACAACTGATACGTTCAAGGTTTACGGGAACTCCCGGCCTAGTACTTCGTTGTTTGACGGCGCCTTGAAAGAAGCTACTAGCTTTGTTGAAGGTTTGTTTTAATTTAATTCTGAGATAAAATAAATGGCAGCTCCAAAATTTGAAGTACTTGAACAAACAACTATTACAGTTGATGATATTGAATATCTTGTAACAGCAATGCCTGCAACTAAGGGTTTGATGTTTATTGAAAAGCATCAGGCAGCTATTGATGAAGGTAAGGCTGATCTTAGTCAGATGAAACAAATCATTTGTAACTATGTCTCCAAAGAGAACATGCAGATTACTGAAAAGTCTTTTGACGTCTCCTTCTCTCGTAAGTATGCACACCTCAATAAACTCTATAAAGAGGTGCTGAATTTTAATTTCGAAGAGCTTTTTCAGGCACCCGATTCAGAAGAGTAACTGAAAAGTCTGAGTCGGGAAGATTGGCTACACAACTAGAAAAAGAAATTGATAAGACATTTTCTCAGCACTGGAGCATCTATAGGATTGCTATGCATGAGAAGGGTGGATTAGCTTTAGCTGCTGAAATGGAATGGAAATACTCTACTAGACAGCTTTTGAAACTCCTTGAATTTCTTGACGTGTACGATGCTTTAAATAAGCAAGCTGTAGATAAAGCTAAAGCTGATAAAAATAAACCAAAGTGACGGAGCATGATTAGTGCAAATTTCCAAATATTTTGCTTCACTCAGCATTGAAGTCGATAAAGGCTCCGTCAAGAAAGTTGATAATGCTTTAAACCATGTTGAAAATCGACTAAAGCGTCTTGGTACTTTTGCTAATAAACCAATTGTACTAAATATTGGCAGTTTTGATGTTGATCAGCGTAAGTTGAATGTTGCACTAGGAACAGCACTAGATATTGCATCTTCTCGATTAGTGTTTGAAATCAGCAGATTTGCTGTAGATCAGATGCATCTAAATCGTGTAATGACAGCAGCCACTATTCAAGCTTCTCGTGTTGCTGGACAGGCTGCTACAATCAGACCTAATGTACACGCTGGAACTGGTGGAGCACGCCAAGCAATAGCTGCTGGTGCTGTAGCGGGGGGTGTTGGTGGACTTCGCGGTATGCCTAATCTGTTTGGTCCAGCATTAGCACTAGGTCTTGGCGGATATGGGCTTTCCAATCTAAACCAACGCAATCAACAAGTTGTATCTGCACAGCTCCAAACATCCGCTGTCGTTCAACAAGCTGGTGGTAGTGCTCAGCAAGGTGCAGATTCTTTTCAGTATTTAAGATCGGAAGCGAACCGCGTAGGATTCAATTTTCTTGACGCTTCAGGTGACTATAATAAGTTAATTTCAGGTCTGACAGGCTCTGGTGTTGGTCTTGGTGAAAGCCAGAAAGTATTCTCTGGTTTTGCAGAACTCGCCCGTGTAAATAAACTTGACAAGACAACTCAGAACCGTTTGTTCCGAGCATTGTCTCAAGTTGCTGGTAAAGGTAAACTTCAATCTGAAGAATTAACTGGCCAAATAGCAGAAGCACTGCCGGGCGGTACTGCGTTGTTCGCTGAGGCTTACCAGAAACAAATTGGTGGCAACAAAACTGGTGCCGAAGCCATCCAGCAACTGCTTGCTGATATGAAAAAAGGCAAGGTGACTAGTGACATCCTGACTTATGCGGGCGCTGCTGCTTCCCAACGAGCTAATGCTGGTGGCGCCTTGGGTGCTGCTTCAACTGCATCTCAAGCTGAACAGGCCCGTTACCAGAACTCTGTGAATGACCTTGCTGTAGTTGCATCAAACTCTGGCATCGAAGAGGGTTTTGCTCGTATATTTCGCACACTAAACGCTGGCTTGAGTGAAAGTGGTGGGTTAGTAAGAACCTTGTCAGAGCAGTTCAATAAAGCCACTAAATTTGCAGATGATCTTCTCCTTTTCCCGCAATCATTTATCAGGGCATTAGAAGGAAAAGACAGCCTTGTTGGTGATTTTCTTGGCATAGACAAGACTCAGCAACTTAGAAAAGATTGGTCTGATATTAAACAAATCTTCACCGATATTTCTACTATCAAGTTTGACTTTCTGCCAACCCTAGAAGCTACAGCTAAAGAGATTGCTGGAATTTTCAATGCTATTGCAGAGTTCCAGAAATTCAAGAGTGGAACATTGCCCACCACTGAAACCAATAATAGTTCCACTGAAAAAGCTAATTTGTTTGGTCTGGAATATGCTTCACCAGCAGCCATTGTTGGCGACATTATAAACAACACTGGCTTTAACATGAACAAGGCCCGTGAGAGAGGGCGTGCAGTTTATGATGATCCAACCTCTCTCTATTACCAAGACGCTGCTGGGTATGATGACCAACAAGCAGAGATGGCTAAAGCTGCTGCTGAAGATAAAGCAGTGGGTATTGTGAATAACAATAGTAATGAAATCAATATTGAAGTTAATGTTGATGGCTCTACCCTCCAAGGTATGGATGCAAATGCACAAGCTCAAGCGATTGGTGAAGCTGTAGCAAATATGTTTGTTCAGTCTTTTGATCAAGTGAATGTCCAATTCCCTATAAAACAATAAGGAGCGCCTATGTCGCTGGCAATCGAGTGGGGCGACTCCTCTGTTCAAGATGGTGGATTCATCTATTTATCGGCTGTAACAGCTTACACACAAAACTATGGTGGTAGTGTAACGAAGCACCCGGTGGACCAAGGAGGAAATATTACGGACCACTTTGTTCGTAATAATCCTGTCATAACAATTGGGGCAGTAATTACTGGTGTTGATATTTCTACTGGTACTTACCTTATTCAGGACTTAGATGGTAACTCTCCATACAATAGCAATCAAGCCCCTAATGCTGTTAGTGTAAACTCTACAGACCAAAGTGTTTTGAAGAAGTTTATTCCCGACAGCATTGGGCAGTTCTTATCAGACAGTACACCAGAGGTTGTAGTTGATAGTAGACGTGCTGATCTTCTTGAGCAAATTAGACAAGCTCTGATTGATCTTACTGTTGGTGTTGTCTTCAACGATAAGACTGGCAACTTTGATCCAAGTATTCAACTTGTTCGTTTGTTTGAATATGACAATACACTTTTGCGTAAAGTAATCAACAATCTTGTAATGACAAAGATTACTTTCAAGGAAGATCCAAACACTGGATATGGCTTGTATTGTGATATCACATTCGAACAAGTTACTTTTGCTTTCTTGAAGAAAACTACTATCCCAAAAGACGTACAAGACTCTCTTAAAAAGAAAGCTTCAAGTAAAGCATCTAAAGGTAAACAAGACAGCACCCCTCAGAATGTTGATGGAGCAGCCGCAGGAAGTAATGCCCCCAAAGACACAGACCCACTAAGACAGGCAAGGGAAAATGGCTGATAAATACATAGCAATGCCTTTGTTCAGTGATGTGTACTACACTTACACCATAGCCTTTCAAGGTGACTCATATATCTTTGAGTTTATCTATAATGAAAGGGCTCAGTTATACTTCATCAATCTTTATGATGCAGATAACAACCCTATTGTGTTGGGTGAAGCTTTAGTTCCTAATTATCCCCTATTCTTAGATTATGCAATCTTTCCCCTTACGGGGTTTATCTGGATGGAAGAGAAAGCAGATATTATCAGTGAACCTTATAAAGTTTATCCTGATTCTATTGATCAATATTACAACCTTTTCTATATCTATACAGAGGAAGACTAATGGAGCTTATCCAGAGAAACCGCCAGTATAGACTAATCATTGGTGACTATAACTCTGGCGAGGCATTAGAAATTACTGACCTTCAAGTTACGTTTGATATTAGTAAGAGTTCTGATAATAAAAAGAAAACTAATAGTGCCGCTATTGAAATTTATAACCTATCAGAAGATCACATTAGGCTTCTTGATGCGGATTATCCAGCAGCAGTGTTTTCAGCCGGTTATTTAGACACAGGTGGTCCAAAACGTTTGTTCTCTGGTCAGGTTATCCACGTAACCACTCGTAAATCAGGCACTGAACGAGTTACACAGATTACTTTAGGCACAGGTTATACAGAGCTGAACCATCAAGTATTGTCTGAATTTGTTCCAGAAGGACAACCCCCAAGACTAGCTGCCGAAAGGCTTATTCGCGCTATCGGAGCGGACAGAGGGGTTTTCAACGGCACCAACTTAAACAATCCCCTCATATATGGATATCCGCTTAGCGGAACACCTAAAGAGATGTTGGATGAGATTTGTGAGAAGTATGCTTGTAACTGGCAGTTAGATGACGGTGTTGCCTACATCCATGACAATGATAGGGGTAACACAGAGAACTTTCAACAGGCCTATGTTATCTCCAAGTATACGGGTCTTATTGAAAGTGCTTACAGGGTGTCAGGTGATCGCCAACGTTCGAAGAAAGATAAAGTTAAGAAGCCCGGAATACAGATGAAAATCCTTTTGAATTCTGATATTCGTGCTGGGGACATTATCCGCCTAGAAGATACTCTTATCACCGGCTGGTTTAAAGTAGAGTCACTTAGACATTATGGTGGCTGGCGTTCTCCGGGCTGGTACACGGATATCAAAGCAACTAGTCTAGAGAAGGTTGTTCAAAAAGGTGGTGGTTCATGAGTTCAGAAGCTGTAGCAGCTATTCAAAGTACAATGGTAAGTGCTTTTGATAGTCAGATTAATAACCTCTACACCATCATCCCTTGTATCGTTGTTGCTGTTCGTGATGGACTTAATGGACAAATGGTAGATATCCAGCCAACCATTAATCAAAAACAACAAGATGGTACAGTAGCAGAAAGACCAACTATTGGCGGCGTACCTGTATCTTTCCAAGTGTCCAAGAAAGCTGGCTTCACTTTTCCAATTGAAGTTGGTGATACTGGTACAGCAATGTTCTCTATGAGGAATATGGACGGTTGGAAGGCTGGGAATGGCAGGCCAGCGAGCCCAATGAACTTCGCCAAGATGGATAAAAGTGACGCCATCTTTCTTCCGGGTATTCAGCCCCCCGGTGTTGCAGTCAATAACCCAGCAAAACATGTGCTTACGCATGACCCAAAGGACACTGTAATCTTTGGTAACTTAGGTGGCGTTGAGGCTGAAGTTAGAATTAAAGTTGATGGTAGTATTGGGATTACAACAAGTAACATGCCAATTGTTATTGAAGGCTCTGACGTTACTATTAATGCTGCAACCAGCATTAATTTGAATACTCCAAGCATGATAGTTGATGCAGACGTTACAACGTGGATTGGGAATATCAATCTACAAGGAAATCTAGTGCAGATTGGTAATTATACAATCACTGGAGTTGCAACCTTTAACGGAATTCCTTTCTCTACCCACAAACACATTGGCGTTACAGTTGGTGGCGGTACTTCTGGTACTCCTACAGCATAAGGAGATACTTTTGGACTTCAAACTTGATCCCACATCTTGGGATATCATTTGGCACAATGGGCCATTAGTTGCAGCGGATACAACTCAACCCCTTACCGAAACTGTTGGGCAAAGATTAAAGATCAGACTCCTAACTTTTTACGGGGAGTGGTTTATTAACACTGTCTACGGCGTCCCTTATTGGCAACGGTTGTTAGGTATCAAGCAAACTTCCAAGGCTGCTGCCGACCTCATATTTCAACAACAGATTCTTGCTGAAGATGGCGTAAAAGAAATTATAAGTTTTGATTCTACATTTGTGAACCGCCAATATTCCCTAACATTCAAAGTTAGAGTAGTAACAGGGGAAGTTTCAGCCCCAATTGTAATTAACCCCCTGAACTAAAGGACTCTAATTTATGGCAGGCGTAACAGACGCGGGATTCATCATTAAACGTTTAGCCGATATTCTGGCCGATGATCGTGCCTTAGCTGTGCAGTTGTTCCAAGACCTTGTTCAACCTTCCGATACAGTCGATGTATCAGACTCTTCTGCACTAGGTCGCCTTATCTCCCTAGCAGCTCCCTCTGAAGCTGACCTATGGGAAGCTGCCCAAGAAGTCTATGCAGCCTTTGACCCAAACTCTGCAACTGGCATTGCTCTTGACAACCTTGTGGCATATGCGGGCATTACCCGCAAAGAACAAACCTTCACCACATCCTCTATCCTAGTTGCTGGCGACACTAACACGCTAATCCCTGTTGGACAAACTGTAAGTAGCTCTACAACTGGCGAGCAATTCACTACAGTTGGCGCTATTTCTCTATCCCCGAGCAACGCTAGTGGTATCACCGTATCAGTAGTCACCCTACAGGATAGCACAGCTTACACCATCACTTATGCCAATACAACAACCTCTAACACCATAACGTATACGTCTGATGCTAGTGCTACTGTTGCTGAAATCTTGGCTGGATTGCAAGGTGTTATTGCTGGTGCTCATCCTACACTGACTTCCTCTGTAGTCGGCACCACTTTAGTAATTGATCGCAACGATATCTTCCAGACAGTAAACTTCACCACGTCTGTTAATCTTGGTATTAATAAAGTACGTACTGTTGGTGAGGTGGTTGCTGTAGAATCTGGCATCATTGAACAACCTGCAAACACTATTGATACAATCCTCACACCAATGCTTGGTTGGGACAGTGCTGTCAACCCCGTTGCTGCAACTCCCGGCGAAGATCGTGAAACCGATGAGCAACTCAGACTACGCTTTCGTAATGGTAAGTTTGATCGTGCAACTAACACACTAGATGCTATTTACTCTGCCCTTATCAATTTGGATAATGTCAGTGAAGTGACTATCTACGAGAATGACACATCTGTTGTAGACGGTAATGGCGTTCCTGCACACAGCTTTCTTCCTATTGTTTCTGGTGGGTTGTCTACAGATATTGCTAATGCTATTTGGGATAACAAGCCAATTGGTATTTTGAGTTATGGTAACACCACTGTAAGTATCAACGATGTACAAGGTTTTGCTCATAACGTAAGTTTTTCACGACCTAATGCTCTTGTCATATATATCAGCATGGACATCACTACAGACGTTAATTTCCCAGCTAACGGAAATGATTTAATCAAAAGTAATATCATCCAATACTTTGCCGATAATCTTGGTACTGGTGATGATGTTGTTTACAGCCGTTTGTATACTCCAGTGAATGCTGTACCGGGTCACCAAGTTAACACACTGACTGTTGGCACCTCACCGAGTCCTGCTGGTGTAGTTAATGTACCAGTGAGCTTTGATCAGATTGCGTCCATATCAAGCGTCAACATCGTGATCACATAAGGAGGGAGCATGTCTGAATTAAACATTTTCAATATTGAAGACTACCTCTCTATTGCCAGATCACGAGTGACTGAACAATTTCGCTTAGATGAAGATGGACAATCTGGTGGGATTATATTCGACAAATATCTCCAACTCCTACTCGGCGGGAAGATAGAGCTTCAAGAAGTCTTCCGTCAACTGATGCAAGAGCGATCTATCGACACTGCTACGGGGGCTCAACTAGACATCATCGGAGATATTGTAGGTCAACCTAGAGAGCTTATTGATACAGCACTCCTTGTGTTCTTTGCCTTCCAAGGTTATCCAGACGCACAGTCTTATGGTGATTTGGACAACCCATCTCTTGGTGGACCTTATTACGATATCAACAATCCTCTAGCTGGCAATACCCTTCTTACAGATGAACAATATCGATTGTTCATCAAAGCTAAGATTATTAAGAATAATACTAACGCCACTCCAAACCAATTTATAGAGTTCATGCAGTTTGTATTTGGTATTGATATTAACTTAGTGGTTGCTGAAGGAAATGCTGAGTTCACTTTAATGATGGGAAGGCAATTAACTTCATTTGAGAAGGTTTTGTTGAACTATACATCATACTCTTCAGGATATCCTTCAAGGTTTGTCCCAAAGCCAATTGGTGTGAGAGTTAACTTTGGTGAATTTATAGCTGAGAACCCCTTTGGTTTTCAAGGTGCTCCTAACGCCAGAGGCTACGGAGATTTAAGTGATTTATCGTTGGGCGGACAATATGGTCAGCTTCTTTAAAGGAAATTATTAAATGGCAAATGAAGTAGTAAAACCAGACTTCTCCTACCAGTGGTCTTCGGGGGGCTCCATCGTCGCCCCGAGTAATGTAAAGATTCAAACAGGGTGGACAGCAGAAGTTCCACCCTTCCAGTGGGAGAATTGGTCACAGAATCGTCAAGATAATGCAATCCTCCATTTGTTCCAGAAAGGTATTAGTGAGTGGGATGCCGCGTCTAACTATTATTTTACAACTTCTGGTGTACGTTCGTATGTTCAAGGCAGTGACGGTAATGTTTATGTAGCCCTTCAAGACAGTTTGAATCAAGACCCCACTACAGCAACAACATACTGGAAGCTTGCGTTTCCAATCACTGGGAGATTGTTACGCACTAGCGTCTACACCTTGATCGCCGGAGTCCAGAATGTTTCTGTGAACGGTGGTGCCTTCACCACAACAGGTGCTAGTGCCTTTTCTACACTATCTAACACATCCAAATTAATCGCAGAGGCATGTGGCGGTGGTGGTGGTTCAGGCGCTACAACCGCCACGGGAGCATCTAACTTTTCTGTAACAGGTGGCGGTTGCGGTGGTTCCTATGGTATGGGTGAGTATGCAGCACCCGTAGTGGCTGCATCTGTGGCTATTGGCGCTGGGGGCGTAGCGGGTGTTGCTCCCGGTGGCAATGGTGGTACAGGAGGAGCAACAAATCTTGGAGTACTCCTTTCTGTAAACGGAGGCACTGGGTCGCCCGGCTCGACCGCCCAAACTGGTAACACTGTTTTTGGCGGTGCACAGCCAACCAAAACAGTCTCGGGGGCAAACGTTACATCTTCAATTGGTGGATACGGTTTTTATGGAATATCCTTAACCGCATTCATAGGCGGTCAGGGCGGCGGATCTTATTTTGGACCGGGCGGCGGTCCAGCGTTAGCGGGTGGTGGTGCTGCTATTGGTGTTACTGGCCAATCTGCTGGCGGCGGCGCTGGCGGTTCGGCAGCAGGCCCGAGTCAGGCAGCAGTATCGGGAGCAGCCGGTGCTGCTGGTGTTTTAATCATCAGAGAGTATGCATAAATGAAGACTTACGCTTTTGTAATCAACGGTGAAGTTCAGGAGATAGTTCCCCCGAGGACTTACGACGTTCCAGACCCAGCCCTTGAGGAGCAATTTGGACCTGAGCTGTGGGGAATGTTAGTTGCAAGGGTTGGATTGGAAATCCCAATCGAGGAACGTTTCCACCCTGACTTTGTTTTGAACATGGTGGATATCACTGATGTAGTTCCACAACCTGATCAGCGTTGGACTTATGCTGACGGCGTTTTCACTGCTCCATATGACCCAAGTCAGGACTTTGAAGCAATCAATAAGGTACAACGGGACCAGCTCATGTCAGCGGCGTCTTTGTCGATGACACCTGTATTGCTTTCACTTCAACTTGGGGAGGCTACAGATCAAGAAAGTATTGTGGCTAAACAGTGGCAGGACTATTACCGGGCACTTCGTGATATTGATGTGAGTGTTGCCAACCCAGAGTGGCCAATCCCACCTGAAACTGTTTAAAGGATATTACATGAGTACCAACTCTAATTTGTATAAAAAGCTTCTTGGGGTTGGTCTTGGTTCTGCACTCGCACTTAGTGGGGCTTTCCTAATAAGCCCTTCTGAGGGCTTGGTTACTAAGACTTACCTAGACCCTGTACACATCGTAACTTCATGTCGAGGGCATACAGGACCAGAACTTAAGCTTGAACAAACCTTTACAGTTGACCAATGTGATAAAGTGTTTGCTGATGATCTTATCAAACACGACAAGCAACTTATGTCTGTTGTGAAAGTTCCTTTTAAGTCTGATTACCAACACGCTGCAATGCTTTCATTTGTTTATAATGTTGGGATTGGTAACTTCTCATCTAGCACTATGCTTAAGAGGTTGAATGCCGGGAATTATGGTGGAGCTTGTCTAGAGCTGACACGCTGGATTTATGCGAAAGGAAAGAAATTGAACGGGCTTGTAACTAGACGTACAAAAGAGTATCAGTTTTGCATGAATGAAATTCCTTTGGATGTTCAGGAGGTTGTTAATGAAGCTAACAAAACCAAAGTTAATTGATAATCCCCTTGCTCATTTGAAGTCTTACTCCTTCCTGTCCTTAGTCGGCACTGTGCTTATTAGTGTTGCATATGGCCTTAGTCTGGCTTTTGGTATGGGACTTGTTTCATTGAGCCCCACATACATTATTCTAGCAATGGGGTTTGTAGCAGCTCTAGGTAGCTTCGGTAAGTTCATAAAGCAAACCTCACAGAAAGAGGAAGAAGATGATGTTCAATAGCTGGATGTTCTACATTATCCTTGGACTGTCTGCAAGCACTATTGGTTTAGGCTGGCTTTCTCTATCTCTACACGACGATAAGGTGATAGCTGAGCAAGCACTAGTGGTAGCTATTAACGTCAATTCTGGTATGCAAAAGTCCCTTAACTTAAAGGGATTGAGCTGTAAGATTGATGCTTCTTCTGGTGCTGAGCTTGTAGCTGAGAAGAATAAGATTGATGAAGGTATTTCTCCTGTAAATAGTCAACTTAAAGAATTGGCTACAGTGAAGAAAACACCAAGTAAAGCTGTCACTGTTGTGGCACCTAAACAAAACGAGACTATTAAAGATGAAAGTAATTTCTTGCCTGATGATGGGCTTCTTAGTCCTAATGTTACAGGGCTGCTTCGCAACGGCTGGTGTAGTGTCTACCCCGACAGTGGCCAATGTCTTTCCACCGGACAATCTCCTAGTAAGTCCCTGTAAACCAACTCCTGCTGGTGAGAGTCTTATTGATCTAGCTATTGCTCAGAACACTAACGTTGGTTGTATCGGTAAGTGGGAAAAGCAGATGAATAAGCTTCGTAAGAATAAGGCTGATCAAGTGGAGTTGTATAAGAATGTCAAATGACTCTGCTAATAGTCGTATTTCAGCTACATGGGAAAAGTTTGCACTTGGACTTCTTTCTCTAGTAATGGCTCTTGGTATGCTTGTAATCCAAGATATCCGAACACAGAACAAAGAGCTTGAGAGTAGGGTGTTATTCCTCTACACAGACAAGGTGAGTAATCAGCAACTCAAGGATACAGAGCAGCGATTAGTTACTAACATTGAAGGTATGCGGTCTGACCTATTGGCTAGACTCGATTTATACTTCGGAAGTTTAAAATCACGGAAGTAACTCGGAGGTCCAATGATCTGGCAGGTATTGGATCGAACAGCAACTGTAGCTTATCTTATTTTGTCTACAATTCTGATAGCAATATTGATGTCTAACTCCAGCGAGAGTGCTAACGTTAATAACTACGGACAGAAGCTTACGTTAGTACACCAAGAAGTTTTGAAAGTAATAGCTAACAATACAGATTATCTTGAGCAAAGATTGAATGGTGTTTCAGAAAGACAAGATGATTATCAAGTAAGCACAGATCAAAGAGTTTATATACTTGAACAACGAATGGTTCAGCTACAGGCTGATAAGAAACAGAATCAGAAAGTGATTCAAAATAATATCCAGACACAGAACAATACAAATAATTAAAGCTAAGAATAAGAAGCCACTAGGCACATAGGCTACGCCATTAGCCTTATTTCAGATATGCTTAAGCCCGAGGACGTGAGTCTCTCGGGCTTTCTTTTGTCTATAATAAAGCTACTCAGTATGTTTTACAGCACTTTGAAACTTACTCATATCAACCCTAGGCTTAACTGGTTCCTCCATCAACTTGACAGGAATCTGAAACACTTCATTCTGCTTCTTGTGGATATAGTATTGACCAACTAGCACTATAAGGAGTGCAAACATTAAGATGGCAGTTACGTCAACGAGTGGTGATTTCATTTTAATCCTCCAAAGCTACGACAAATTGACTACGAACCTCTTTGCCTACTTCTGATTGTAGCAGCTTCAAGAAAGCTTTCCAATTACTTTCTGCAATCATTTTAGGATCACGTTCAGTTTCCTTCGTGTATTCTTCAAGCAAGTCTTGTGTGGTAAGACCAAGAATCTTACCAAAGTCTTTATTAGTGACAGCACCAATCTTACTAATTACATTAGATACACGCTGTGGTGTGTTGTATTCAAGCATCTCATTCAGCAACTCAGATTCTTCATCAGACAGCTCAAACACTTGCTTTGGTTTAGCTTGTCGTTCACTAAAGCTTTCAGTCTTATTCTTGAAGTAGATACGACTTCCATTATTAAACCAATTAGGTTCTACAGGCTCAATTACCAAGCCTTCAGACGTGTTCTCTTTAGTGTAACCTTCTGGTGTCAGTGTAGACTTAAAAGTGTTTGATAGGGCTAAACATTCGGAGAAAGTACCACTTGCAATAAGAGGAGCACTGAGGATACCAACACCTTCACACCATGCACGTTGATTAAGTTTAGATTGAACAATACCGTCAAGTGTAAGATCAAAAGCACGGAAATCTTTCTCTCCATACTCTACTTCTTTCTGTACATTACCACCAAACAGTTCACCGTAGATAACAAGTTCTTTGTGTTCACCATTAAGCAATTTGAACAAGGACATCACAGAATCTGAATACTTGTTGATTACAGCCTGACAGTTATAGAATGTACCGTCAACAAATTGTGAACGTGATGCAACCTTTACTTCATTACCGTCACACCAAAAGCTGAAGTTAGCCCCGTGTAGTTTTTCTGTTGCAATCCACAAGCCACCATCTTTACCCTCGTATTGAGTTTTGTCGATGAGGTTGGCTCTGTATGTGTTTTCCAACGAACTGAACTTTTTGAATTCCATAATATTTCTCCTATTTTAATTTAAGTCCACAAGCCAGAACGGATTCGTACAAGACGTACCAACATTTCTGTATCTTTCTCAAACCATTCATCTTCTTTACTATAATCTTCATCTGTCCGTGTAAGATACTCTTCTTTGAACCATATGTAAAGTTCTTTTTGTTCCTTAGCACTAATGGCTTGGTGACTAGGCTGTCCATATTCAGGATCTTCTGGTTTCACTCCCCAATCTTCATCAAGAACTAAACCTAATTCCCATTCAAGAGTTTCAAGTCCTTTCTCAATCTCAACATACTTCACAAGCTCTGTGAAAGGGCCAATGAAGATTCTGTGTGTAAGGTCACACCACTGCCCCACTGGAAGATTACAATCAATGACGTGACTCTTTCCTTTCCAGTTTTTATAGAATACTTTTATGGAGTAGCTAAAGTCAGAAGGCCAGATGATGAAGTTTTGTACTCGGTTGAAGAACTTCTTTGTGAGCCAATAGGTGAAAGGAGCTTTAGCACTACTTACCTTGTGGTGTTCAGTCCATTGCTCCCATGTAAGAGAGGTGGGATTGGTGATACCTACAGAGGAGCGTAGTTTATTTGCTAGTGGGCTGAGGGACCAGTATGATAGACGTGTACGTTTGTGTATGCGGAACATTTAAATTCTCCTAGTTAATAAGCTGTTTTACAGTAAACACCAAAACGAGAATTATCTTGAGCCAAATCAGCGCCAATCATGAGTGTACATGGTAGACATTCATCTGGTGTAAGAGCACGAATCTCTTCTTCATATAAACCAATACTTCTTTCACTCCAACCTTCACGGCGCTGAATGTCAGCAACTACGAGCAATTGATAATCGAATTCTTGACGTGTCATTTATAAATCTCCAATTAAAAGAAAAGGGCCAGAGCTTTCGCCTTGACCCTTAGTTTAGGCTTCTTTCAAACCCTTGTCAAGCTTTGTTAAGGCAGTTTTTACACATACAAACGTCGTTCAGTTCCAGTCCTTTGCTCTGTACACTAAAGCACCAACAAACGTTTTTACCTAGTGAAATGTCGCATTTAACTGGCATTTCACAATGTGGACAAGAGTGAGTTACGTTTGATTGTGTACCAACCTTTTCCATTAGTTCGATGTAGTCCATTATCACGCCCAGCTAATTTCACAAGTTCCGCCTGCACATCCAGCACTACCCATTGTGTCAACTTCTGTGTAGCTCTGCTGAGAAAGATCTGTAGAGAAATCCACATCAACGAAGTTACTATTGATACCCACCCATTTATGAAGGTTGTGACAATCCTTGAGCATAAAGGTAAGTTTCATAACATCCCCATTAAAGTTTCGTTCTGCAAACTTCTTGACTCGACGTACCCAATCACGCTTCAACAGATCACTAGAGTCTTCAGGGTCAAGCTTCAACCCATAACCAAGTGCTGTATCACATGCCATCCACAAATTATTACCAAATGCTTGCAATGCTCCAACAATCAAACCAGATGCAAACATTGAGCTATCACCATACATATCTACAATCTGTTGTGCAGTAAACACTTCAGTGAATGGAGCTTGAGCATATGCACGATCACCCATAGAGCTGAGAAGTGAGATACCAGCAAACCATTTACGGTTGTTGTAAATATATTCCTCAACTTCATCCCAATCATCAACTGTAATAGTATTACTTACGTTGTGACGAAGATCGGGATCAACACAAAGTTCATAGTTAGTGCCATGTTCAATCCAGTATTGCTGAGCAGTTTTTACATATTCAAGCTGCTTTACGCCCATCAAATCTGATTTGTAAATACTACCTTCCTTACTTTCAACAGGGAAGCTAACTACAACATCTGTCCCATTACTGCTCCACACTGAAGGTTCAACCATTTTAGGGTTGGTCTTAGTGATGATACGAGTAACTTCATCTCCGACATTCATTTGCACATTACGAAGGTATTTAGGGCTGTGTTCCCCATGAATACCGGAAGCTGTACCAAGAACAACAGAAGCATTACCACTTGGTTTAACTGCTGTTGTGCGTGCAGATTGGTTAATACCCAGTATTTTCGCAACTACTTTGTTGATTGATTTTACTTCAGTAGCAGCATCAATCATATTCTGCTGGTCAAACAGTACGTCTGGGTTATTCATCCAACCCGTAATACTCACACCAAGCAATGCTTCTTTTTCTGTAATCTTACGTGTAGCATCTGAAAGATACTTAAAGTTTGTGTATCCAGCTTGCAATGTACCAAGAATTGCGCCTGCTTTAGCAGCACGCAACAATGAAGCTTTATCTACACACTGACTACCATTACATTCGACAAGATTACAGAATTGAAAGCCTGATTCCCCATCCTCTGTCTTTGGCAACATGCCAATTTCGACACAGGGGTTAAAACAAAACTCTTTATTCTCTGTGAAGATAAAACCGGGTTCACCAAAGTCTTTAACAGACTTCATAATGTTAGCCCACTCTTCACGGCTCAGTTCATCACGTACAAGCATAACGCTGTTGTTGCTGCGTCCACGTTGTGGGTTATCAACAAACCAGTCACCAGTCTTGGCTTTCAACATCAACTCGTCATCTTTATCAAACATACAGATGGTTGCAGACCGACGAACACCACCACTCAAAACAGCGTCAGACATGTGCATAACAAAGTCATAGGCTGTGATGGTAGGAACGCTGACAGCCTCTGTTTTTCCCTCAATTAAGCCTTCTAGTAGAGCTTCACACTTGACCAACGCACTACGCAAACCATCTGGACCGGGAGCTTTAAAACCACCAGAAATCAAAGCACCTTTAGGACGAATCTTGTTGAAGTCAAAGTGTACTTGGCAACCTTTGTATTCAGGGAAGCTTCCACCATCTACAAAGTAGCTGCTGAACAATACGCCAAATGCATCAGCCCAACCTTCAATTGTATCTGGAACTTGGAATACTTTTACTTTCTTTTCATAACGCTTGTGAACTTTTGGAAGCTTTGCAATGTGATGAGATTGAACAGAGAAACCTACACCACAACCACACAACAGAAGGTACATACATTCCTGAAAGAATGTTGCTCGATCACAGTGAGATACAGAGCAGTTGTACATACGAGCTTCGTGTTTAAATAGTTGTTCGCCACCAAACTGTAATGCTCGTTGTGCCCCCAATACAGCTTTATCTTTATAAGCTTGCTCTGCAAAAGCAATATATTCTTCAAGTTCTGGTGTCATTACAGAAGCATATTTCTGTCGGTGCATATTCATTACACGGGAAACTGATTCTTCCCAAGTTTCATAACCCCCCTTCACTTCATCCCAACGAGAATATCCCATATAAAATTTCGAAGACGACATCATATTTTTGCCAGCGGTATTCATACAACTCCTTAGATTTAAAATTAATACTTTATTCTTTAAATTTACTTATTTAATTACTATGTCGTTCTAGTTCAGAAATAATATGACCAGAATTATTATATGACTTACCCATCGTCTTAAGTGCAATCCGAAGATCTAGGTCACAATTATCTACGACACAATCCCACGATGCTGCACCACTGGCTAGCCAAGCTTTAGTTTCAAGTTCATGACCTTGATACATCAAACAATCAACTACTTGACCACGAAGATTACGATGCTTGCAAACTACCTCATCAATTTCTTGGCTGGTATCCATCCCGTTCTGTTCTAGGAACTTATTGATTGCTTCTTTATTATCTTCTCCGAATGCCTGAGCAAATCCATGTACCAGAAGCAAATCGGAAAGTGAAAGATTAAAACCTACAGACATATATTACTCCCCAGCCCAATTATTATTTACATCATCAGAGAAAATACTATGTGCGGAGTATCCACCGTTGTAGCTTTCAAGGACATCATCAACAATATCCAATACGTAACGTCGAGCCTGATCACCTGTCATGCCACCAAGAACTTTGTAATAGTTTACGAGTTCAAAGGTGTAGTCACTAAATTTAATGTCTTTCATTTTGCTACTCCTTCAAGAGCCTTCCAAGCATTTGGAAAGATTGGTTCAATTACTTGTTTAAGTTGTTCTGAGAAATCTTTAGCTTCTTCTTGAGCGCCTTCACCAGACCGCAACCGGTGAACATTATAGAACGCTTCAAGGCTACCTGTCCATACCCAATCAACCATCATAGATTGAGGAAGAGACATCCTTGCCATTTCTGGCGCTACACCATTCTTAATCAGAAGCTCATAAAACTCAACTGTATAACTTACAAGATCCTGATAAGCATCATGTATGGATTGTGTACCAATACACTCTTGCTCGCCTTCTTTTTCATCCCACATGAAAGCAACTTTAAGTTGGTCAATAACTTTACCACCACTTCCTTGTTTAACACTACCTTCTGGGCGACTACGCCACTCTTCAGGATGGTAGAACTCAAAATCCGTGTCCACATAGCGACGACTAATTTCGTTCCAACTAAGTCCTACGCAATGCTTTACAAGTTGTCGGGCAAGGAACACTGGAGCTTTACAACGTACACTTACTTGAACATGGCGGAATGGGCTGTTGTGTTCATGGTCTGCAAGATACTTAATCAGCTTAATATCTTTTTCATCAATCTCTTCTTTCCATTTACCGAAACTCACTCGTGCAATATTCGCTACTCGCAAGTCATCCCCAAGATGATCAATATATTCTACTTTAATCTTAGACATTCCCCTTCTCCTCTTCCTTACCCATCAAATAATCAAAAAACTCTTCTTCACTTGGAAACGAATCAAATAGGACATTCTCCAATCCTGTTGCAACAATTGATTTGTAATCCATTTCTGTTTTTACAACTTCTGTCCAGTGAAGCTTAGGACGGGCTGTTTGTGTGCTTGCGTGAATCATACTCGGAACTCTTCAGGAATACAAGTATCAAGTTCTGGTCGCTGATGACTCTTCAGTTTCATTACTTTCTGATCACTAACTCGTTTAACCGTATAAAGACGTTCACCTTCAAACAAAGTTTCATCAATATAGAATTCACCATCTTCACGAGATTCCAAGTATTCTTTACTGCTTTGTGCGTAGGTGTAGCTAGTTGTAATCTTCTGAGCATTGTTTGAACACACTGTCTCCCAAGCAAGCTTTGTTTTACAACCGTAAGCTTCCAGTAGATGTTCAAGATATGTGTTCAGATATTTAATATCCATTACAGCGTCCAACACTTCTAGAAGGTCTTCTTCTGAACAAGCATCCTCAAGTTCATTCACTTCTTCTAGGATAAGTTTGGATTGGGCTTTTACTTGTTTCCAAACTTCCCAATGATCGCCCATGGCTGGTTGATTACCGATTGCATAACCGAACTTGATACATTCTTTCTTTGACACCAAAACTCTCCTTAATTATTTTAAGTATTCTTTACAAAACTTAGGAACATCAAACGTATTCCAATCTTTATATTCACCTTGTCCGAAATGAATCCTCTTGTGAGCTTCAAACTTGGAGAGATTATCCTCTAAGTCATCTACCATTGCAACAAGAGAATCATTCAAAAGGTACTTCTCGTGAGTACCGATAAAGCCAGTCATAAACGGAAAGTATTTCTTTAGGAAATAAACCTTCGATCTGTGATGATTCCCCTTCAGCCGACTTACAAACACTATACCAAAATATCTACTAAGTTGCTCAAGTTTCTCTACCGCACCTTCCATTGGGACAAGATTATCATAAAGGTTTTCATCTCGCCAGAAGTCTAGAGGATCTTCCAAGTGAAGTGAAGCTTGTTTGTACAGAGTAAGTGTGTCTACTACTACGCCGTCAACATCAATGCCTAAAAGTCTCATTTAATCTTTCCTCGTAGCATCAACTCCAGTTCAGCAAAGATGTTGAAAGCCTCGTGAGCTTTATGCAAGATTGCAGACTCTTCATCTACACGCTCTCTTACAGGTAATCCTTCAACCTTCTGAATCAAACTTTTAACCCGATGACGACTAGCTGCTGATGGGAAAGAAGTCTCAGCGTCAGGAAGATTAATCCAATCGTGAGGTTTATAGCCTTTGTTCTCAGCAGCCCATGTCATTACCTTTGCAACTTCCATTACAGCGTTTGGGAAGCCTGAATCGAACAAGTCCATCTGAACTTTGCCAACTTTACGTTCTGTAAGGATTGGACGGGCAATTGAGGACTCTACTTTAGTACCAAACAATTTCAAATGATCCTCATAAAAGAATGCAGTACCTTCTCCATGAACTTTCACCCAAACCTTGTCACCTTCAATTTTAAATACGTTTGCAAGAGCACCACCATAAATAATCAAGGGTAGTCGATAATCTGCCCAACCGTCTTGTTTAAATGTATCAATACCGAATGGAGATAGTTCAACTCGATCCCCGATTTTAAATTCACTTTCCGCTACCGTCATTATTCATCTCCTTCAGGCGTCTAATCTGATCAAGCATATCTTTCTGTTGCTGCTTAAGATTATAGATTTCTTTAGTCAAGCTGTCAACCGAATTCTCCAAGCGATTGACAGTGTTCTTTAGTTTGTAGTCTTCCACTTATTCTCCGTATTTCTTCTTCAAGTAATCAATGGAAATAAAGCAAGGGTCAGCATAACCATCCTTAGCATTATTTAGCATAACCATGCCACGCCAATGGTTGTTTCCGGTATAACCCTTATAGGCTTCTTCGTGTTGATAGAACGCCCCAGCAATAATGCCGATCTGCATCTTACCATCAATTGTAGGGCGTACAGCGATATCTAGAGTTTGTTTATGACCTTGAACAAAACTCTTACCTACGTTCTTCAGCATACTTGTTGCTGTACCACCATAAGGCTTACCAGTCATTGGGTTAGCCAAGAAGTGTACAAAGTAAATACCTTCAATTTCCACCGGGAGAAGAAAGTCATAAACTTCCCATCCATGACGCTCCAAGTCTAGCAGTTCGTAACCAATAAAGCCAGAGAATTCAGGGGAGCTTTTAGGAATACGCATCAAGCGTTCACAGTGATTACCAAGAGTGAAAACAAGACGCGGCTCATAAACCTTCTTCTTATTTGCTCGTTGTCGTTCTTGCAAATCTTTCAGAGGCTTAAGCATCAACTCCATTGCTTCTTTACCAACATCGATATCTTTCTTAAGACGACGACCTTCAAAAGAAAGTGTACCCTTGTCGTAGAAGGAAAGACTCTCAAAATCCCAGAAATCTCCCAAACAAACAACAGTGTCCGGTTTCTTTTCTACAAGATATTCACCACACCACTTGAGGTGTTCAATGTCTACACCATCTTTTACTTGTGCATCTGGAATTACTAGAATACGTGAACTCAATTTCTTTCTCCAATTAGTCTGTAATTTCTATTTTAAAGTTGTAAACCGCTTCATAAACTTTTACTTCTATGACTTCTTTATACTTCTCAGCTAAAGATTTTAGGTGGTTTTCTTTCGCAAGCTTGTAGGCATTAAATGCCTTTGATGCATTTAATGCCTACAACATATTTAGAAGAATCTCCAACAACTCCCACAACAAACACACCATTAGGCCTTTGATGAGTTCCTACCGGGGTACTTTTAGTACTGGTTTTACTTAACTTAAGTGCCTTATTTAAATCCGGTGGTATCAAGCAGCATGTATCTGGTCCATATTCTTTGTTGCCTTTTCTAAGTAAATCTTTATCTATGTGCCAAACTTTGTTTCCAGACCCCTTCTGAGTCCAATACCACTCTGCAAAATTCTGAAAATTTCTCCAGTGATCATTCAATATGCAGTCCTGATAGGTAGGGTGTTTCAATGATAATTATAAAAAGAAACACCTCTCTAGTATCTGTTTCCACACAGTGTATTCTATTGCGTCCTTTCCGTCACGTTTTGATTTGTATTTACCAGTGCCCAAAAAGCATTTCTCGTAGAGTATTGGTAAATTATCATCTCTTACCAAACCCCTCTTAATATGGGCCATTTGGGCACCAGTTACCAAAGTTCCAGTATTGAGGAATTCGACACTCACATGATATGCGCCTTCATACCCTACTATGATCAAAGGGCCGAAATTTACCGTTTCAAATATCTTACCTATATTCTCCTCCCTATGTTTTGCCACAACTGTTGCTTTATTATACCTATTCATCCCTAAGTCTTTCCTTTAACTTAACTACAAGCTCATATAATTCGTAATTCATATTGAGCACCGTGTCGAGTATCTCTTGTTTCTGGTAAGCATTATAAAGCGAGAATTCATCAGAAATCAATTCATTCCTAATTCGCCAGTATTCCAGCACATCAACTTTCACAGTAATACTTTCGCTAATAGGCTTCTTCGGAAACATATCTATAACACTTCCCATATCAAGTACCTTCGACGGTGTCTGGAAAGTTGGTTGTAATATCTCCTACAACTTTTACTTTGAGAAGCCTGTGTGGAGGAAAGTGTGTAAAGCTACCAACCCCAACATGTCGATAACCTGACTGCACAATAGCCGCTGAATGCTCCCGTGCAGATTCCTGAGAGTCTACATCATAACTGTAGATAAGACCGTTATCTATATAAACTTTAATCTTAAATTTACTAGTAGTCATATCTAAACCCCCAAGACTGAGCACCACACATTGAAATAAACACTAAACTGAACAAACTCACACCAGAAGATTGCTGTCCAATAGTCTTTAATCATTTGAAGTTCTCCAAGAATTCTTCGTCAATTGACAGATTACCTGTGACAGTAACACCAATAATGTTTACAACTTCGTTTGGTTTATTTAGCAAACTTAGAATTTTATCAAGCTTAAGATTAAGAGTAGAAATTTGAATAGTTAGTTCCTGATAGGATTCAAGGTTGGACATCTTAGTTTTATCGGTCATTTAAACCACTCCTCGTACTCAGTTTCATTTTGATAGTAAGCAGTAATCTCAGGAAGCCACTGTTTGAAGTCATACACACTGGAACGATCTTCAATCATGTCTGTGAAAGTTTCTACAACTCCTTCACGTTGCATAACGTTCACGTAAGATTGGATGGCCTTCTGATAATCTTCTTCACGGTGCCAGCTAACATTACACATCCCGTTAGTGACAACCCAAACAATCTTCTTCGGACCTTGCTCAGCTTTCTTTACCCGACGATCAGCTTCATCACGAGCATAACGTAGTTGGTCAAGGGTTAGTTTGTCTAGGTATTCATTTGTGCTCATTCTTCAATGCCTCCCTTACAGCATCCCTTCGTGCCTGTGGATTTTTAGCAACCTTAACTCCTCGATCACTAAGCCATTTATCAATCTGTGCAGCTTTTAGTTTACAAATCTTAATCACTTCACGTTCCACAACAGCTTCGTCAAAGGTAATACCCAACTTCTCAGAAAGGGTTTTGCACGGATGGCAATCAGCAGAACACAGGATTTGCAATCCATCAAACCCAACCATCAAGATACTATCAAAGTAAGATTGGAAGTCAGAAGACTTAGTGAATGTATTGTGGCCGGATATATGGTCACATTCTACCTGATCTATCTTAAACCATTTCTTACAGCATTGACACTGAATCTTCCATTTAGTGCGTGTTGTGTCGTCCATGTCTGGGACGGTATTCATATAGAGGAAAGCTAACTTAGTAGGACTTCTCATCCAACTCTTACGAATTGCAGAACGAACTACACCTACCATCTTAGACTCAATTGCTTTACCTGTCAAGGGATCAATTTCTTTTAAGAACTTTTCAAGGTTAGCCTTACGTTTAGCAATGTCTGCTTGTGATGGGACAGTCATTCAATCAACCCCATCTTATCAAGTGTTGTACTCACATCCAGTCTATCACCAACAAACCGTTTCATATGCGCACAGTCAGCGTAAAGTTGCATCATCTGTAACCAACTACCATTCACTTCCTCACCATTCCAAGCTGTGTACACAAACTCTTCAGGATACCAAGTTTGATAAAGCTCTTTCATCTTAGCCCAACATTCTTTGTCAGTGGTAAGTTCACCAAAGTCTTTGAATGCTGACGCTGCACCATACTTAGCCTTTACAAGTTCTGTAGGTTTGTAGCAGTCAGAAGGATCACCAACAACAATTTGATAGTAGAGAAACTTACGACCAAATCCTTTACCCTCTTTATCGAAGTTACCTAATCCTGAAATGAATTGAGGCTTCTGCATCTTATCCCAGTTGAATAACCAACCGGCGCACTGATTCGCGTCTTTGTCGATTGTGGCTTGTACAATGCGTTTTTTGGTAGTAAAACCTTTGTAAGCATATTGGGCTAGTACGTCATCAGTTTCCCAACCATTCGCCTCTTCAGCCTTGTATTTCCCCAACAAATAGCCTCTTGCCTCGGACAAATGAATAGGTTTCTGTGTGTCTGTACGGTTAGACTTATATTTAGTCGGAAGTAGTAAGCTGTCACGGAAATTACCCTCTCCCTGAACCACCACTTTCATTTCATCACAGCCCGATGCTTCGTGAATACCTTGTAGAATCATTTTAACAGTGTGTAAACAATTCTCTAAAGGCTCAGGAGTTTGCACATCTGTAATTGAATAATCTTCAATGTTCTTCTCAGACTCTTTTAACCAAGCTTTAAACTCTGTCCGATTAGCAAACTCTTTCTTTGCTTTACTTGAATTGTTTGTAACTAAGATAGTTCGTGTTTCACTTGCTGCCGAGGCTTTGTAGCTGATCAAATCTCCATCAATCACAACGAGGCTCATTCCTTTCTCCTTTACAAGAAAGGGGCTTTCGCCCCTGTTAACAATTTACTTAGAATACAAATCCTGAATCTCTTGCAGCTTACTAAATTCTTCTGCCTTAGCTTTCAAGTCATCTTGTTTCACTTTGGCTTTTGCTGCTTTCATAATATCTGCAACATCAGCTTTTGGGAAACCGTCAGTATTATATTCTTTTTCATAAGTGAATTCTGACTTCAACTCTTTCAGATCCTCTTGTAGAGTGAGGATTTCTTGTTCCAGTTGATAGCTACGATCAAACAGCGCTTGTTTCTCTTTCATATTATTCCCCTTATCGTGTCAGTCGTTGAATTGCAGAACTCAGTACATTAATCAAGTCAGCTTGTCCTTTATCAATAGCTGAATCAAGTGCTGCATAAAGTTTGCTCAGTGTTTGTGCTTCTGTGTTGACGATTTCTACAGTCATAGTGTTTCTCCTAGTTAAATTACAGATAGCGTGTGCGAAGCGCTTCAGCTATTCGTGGATCTGTTTGTTGCTCTGCGTAAGTTAGTGCATGTTGATGTTTCTTTGCTTTCCATGTTAAGTGTGCCTCTTGTACATCCTTAAAAAGACCTAGATATTCTCTCTTACGTGTAAACGGATTACCGCAATCTACTTGCAATTGACCACTGTTTTTATGAAAAGAAACACCAATAGGGTATTCACCACGGGCGCCTGCACTATCTATCAGGAATACGTTCAAGTCGTGAGGAATAAAAACACAAGTCTCGGGACCGTAAATCTTGTTTCCCTGAAAAAGAATGTCCTTGTCCAATTCTTTACCTTTCCAATCTTGCTGCTCCATCCATTTTTCAAAATTACTCAGCCGAAGCCACTCAGGTACTACATAGGACTCAGCATATGTGACTTTATGGTGGAAATTCTTATCATAACAACGGACCAACATACTTTTCCAAACTCGGTATATTGGGCAGATAACATACTTTCCATTTTCTTTCCAATACACAGGTCTGCCTAGATCATTAACCCCAACTCCACAGACAAGTTTATTCTTTTTCATTAACACTCTCGTTTGAAAATGGCTCATCCTTGAGCCTTATTTATCCTAGAACGGCAAATCCGATCCGAGGTCATCTTCTGGTTCAGGTTGCGGAGTAGGTGCTGGAGCTTCCTCTTCAGCAGCCTTAGCTTCAACCTTCTTCACTTTATAACTACCAAGAATATCGTCATCAACGCTATCCGAAGCTGTACGACCTTCAAACGGAATGTGTTCAACAACTTGAACAGTATCCAAAGTAATTACAACTTGATTGTCAACATTCCGATACCCAAACAATTTCAAGTTAACAACACTACCGTTGCCGATGTTATCTGTGAAAGCTTCACCCTCGGTATTGATAACATTCACAGTCATCGGGTTATTCTTCTTACTGAACTCAGGCTTTGCTACGTTGAAGCCCCACAGACCTTTAACCACGTCATAGTTAACCTTACCCTCTTCGGCTTGATCAGATGTCATGTATTTAATCTTCCGAGGCGGTTTCGATGTTTTCGTTACACCAACTTCGGCAAAGGTCTTGTTCACCATTACTTCATCCAGCAAACGGTCCTTAGCTTCCTCGTCCACAAACACTTGAGCGCTGAACTCTTTCGATTCACTCTGATATTTTTTCTTGGCTTCGTGAACTGCTGCATAAAATACAACGGCGTTCTTGATATAGATATTTACAGTTTCAAGACCACCCGATTTAGGCAAGTCACGAACGATCACTTCAGTTTTGTTAGTCATATTTAATTTTCTCTATTTAGTTGTGTATAAGTTTTGTTCACATTATTGTGAGGGGTTGATTCTTACGAATCATTATCTACGTTCCCGTAAATTCTTTATTTAATACTCGCTTGATGTGTGAATCGAATATTATTCTGAATCCATTCAAGTTTATCATCGGTGATTTCTTCATCTTCTACAAAGCCATCCCAAGCTCCATATTCCCAAAACCAAGTGTCAATCAGTCCGGTTAGCCACTCTTCAGAAATAGCTTTCAATTCTTCTTCAGATTTCAATGTTTCGTCTCCTTCTTCTTCACATTAATATCCACTACAGCAGACTGTTCACTCTCACCATAAATACTGCTGATGGCATCTTTAATATTCTGAACTTTACGATCTTCATATTTAAAGAAGTCTTCAATGGTGGAGAATTCGTACTCAAGTGTAGCTGTGACTTCACCAATCTTTTGGATATCTCGTACAGTTACTTTGCTCATCGTACTACCTTAGACTTAACAAACTGTACAATCTGAAATTGATTGCCAGAGTTGTAAGTTTCAAACTCACGTTTCACGGCTCTCGCCTCTTCGCGTGTAGTGGTTGCTTCAAGGGTCAGGCCAGTTGCTTTTTCTACCACGGCATATGTAAAGTTAGACATGTTATTTACTCTCCAGTTGTTCAATTTTAGTTAGCAATTCTGCTACATCTGTTTCAGTCAAATGACCAAGCACATCATCAGTAATTTCAGTGTTATAAGTCAACTCATAATCATTTGCTTCGCCTTCAAAGGTCAGTACAGCCAACTCAAACAAACCATCTTCACCCCCATAAGAGAAATTATGGCGTACAACACTTGCGCCAAAGTTATTCTCAAAGCGGTGAACTACTTGAGTGCCACCATTCAATTCACGATCAATTACTACTGTCATCTCTTCTCTCCTTTACAATTTAATTTGTACTGCCATTCTCGCATGATTTACTGGGTTTGTACAGCGGTATTTTCAATTTCTTTTCAGCTTACAGAATCAATCAAAGCCTTTGCTTCTTGGACAAAATATCTGTAGTCCAAATCCCAAGAAAAGTCCTTGATGTCGTTACATGGTTTCACATCCCAACTGGTGTCAATACCTAATCGTCGCCACTCACCACCTTCAACCAATGGAGGCATCACCTTAATCAGTTTACCACCTTCTTTCGAGGGATAATAGCGACAAATGTTCTGAAGCTGTATTTCTTCACCATCTTGGGTAACGAGCAACAGCTTACTACTTCTCGGGACTTTTGTCCTCAAAAGAAAGTCATATTTATCTTTATGTAACCGAATAAAATCCTCGTAATCACCCATATCCAAAAGGTGATAAAGTGCAGCCATTGGTACAACCATTGCTGATTGGTTTTTATTCCAACCAATCTTGTCAAAAGGCATCACTTCATAAGCACCTTTAGTCTTGACCTTACCGTCTTTGATCAGGCTTTGAATTACTGAAACTTCTTCCTCATGCGACATCATCCAATCTGATCCTCTCAATAGTATACCCTTTGAACTGAACAACATCACTCTTCTTTTGGAAGAAAGTACTGACGCAGTTCTTAAGACCAAGCTCAGCTAAATCTTTATATAGCAGATCTTCAGTGATCCCATCCAAAGATACCAGATACTTCCACTTTGTCAAGTTCTTTGACATCAGATCGGCTTGTGCATCTCTGTCTCTGAATTCCCAAGAAGCTTTCAGCTTGTCTGAATGACCATCTCTTGTACCTTCAGACCATTCTTTCTTAAGTCGTTCCGTTATCTTCTTAGATGTACTCGGATGTGTTTCCATACCACCACCCAAAGAATCTTTCCTGAGATTATATCCTAATGATTTGTCATGACTATTAAAATAATCCATCCAAAAATTTTCTCTTTCAAACATGTCTTCATACTCACACATCTCAATTATTCGAAAAGTGAAAGATTCGATCCCATGCTTCAACATAGAGTTGAGCATATATTCATTGATTTTTCCTATGTTTTTATTTCTGTAGGCTCCTCTATACTCAGAACACCTTCTATAAAAACATTTGGTTCGGCCTATATAACACTTGCTATTAATTGTGTTGGTTATCTTATAAATACCTCCACATCCTAAAAATTTAAAATCTATTAAATCCAAAAATCACTCCTTCACGGCGCAGTAAGAATTTACATCCCGTATGAACATAGTCGAATAGTTTAACCCTTCCATTTCAAGCTTAGTTTCTTTTTCCCACCATTTAACCCATTGGTCATCCACACCAATCTTATCTACATCAATCATATATTCAAATCCGTCAGTATTACACATTACGATTTGTGCATCACAATGATCAATCAGTTTCTCCATCAACATACAAAGTGAGAGCTGGCCGCCGATAGTAATACTCATGGTGTAAGCCGGATCAAAGAGTGGGCTAAACTCGTTGTTAGTTTCCCCGTACGAACCATTCAAAGCAAGTTTCAATGCAGCATTACCAGCGGAACCTTTAGCGGTCTTTGCCCGCTCAGCATACAACGATGAGTTAACATTGCAAAACGTTGTACCCAGATGTTGAGGGTATATCTGATTTGCAATCCCCATGTTTGGATAAAAAGATTTTACGTCCAACGAACGAATCTTTCTCTTATCCGTACTCCGAATGGTCCCTTGTTTAGCCCCGTGAATACCTCCTACACCGTAGTCATAACGAAACCCGTTAATTACCACGTTGAGGGTTTCTGCTACGTTCCAACACCAGTAATAGCTTTTAGCTCCTTTAGGGCTCTTAAGTTCTTTCTCCTCAACCCAACCCATAGGCTGTGATAGTTTAAGTTCACTTAACTGCTTTTCAGTAGGTACAAATGTTTTACTTCTTGTTCCTTTGAAGTCATCAAATCCATACTTAGCGCAGTCGTTAGCGTTACCAAGCTTCTTTCGTTTAACAACCATCTCAGCATATTTAGCCACATCACCCAACTGGTGCTCCAGTAGATCGCTAAAAACACCTTTTGTTTCAGTGATTACTTGAGTTTTGAACCATTCATGTACAGCTTTAAACTCTGGTCTATCAAATTTAATGTAAGGAAAAAGACAGTCTTTGATTACAATTTGATCTCGTTTGGTTTGACGAACTTTACGACCAAACTTAGTAATCTCGTAACAGCAGCCCGGTTTTTCTTTCTCCAGTGTTCGAATAAACAGTTCTTTGCCGATCTTCGTATCGTTGAAATTAGTACAGTCAAAACCAAACTGTTTAGTCAAGTCTTCCCTCAGTTTTAAGTTTTCGTATGAATACCAATAGAACTTAAGCGTCTCCATGACATCGTGTTTGTTGTATTTTACTAATACATCTTTTTCTACGTGTGTTAACACTGTACCTACAGGAAACGGTAAATCCTCAATGTTAGTTGACCTCATGTTATATTCCAACATTTTTAGAGAGGTTGACCTATTTTTATTGTCAAAGTGGTGAACCTTGAATAGATCAACTTGAGGGATGATTACATCCTTCTCCTTAATCGAAGACCCAAACTTCTCATCTTTCATGGAATTAATAAGATCCATAGCAACCTTATACAGTTCCTTTGCTGTAAACTTTGCTTTCTTTCCTTCTGTAAAGGCTTTACGTGCCTTTGTCAGAATGTGGTGGAGAATAGGGTAATCAAATGCATTGGAGTTGAATCCTACCAATCGATAGTTACCCGCTCTCACCTTCCTTAAAAACTCCAATAACCCCTCAGTCTCATCCTTTCGATCACTGATTTCAAATACACGTATCCCTTGACCATTAGCATAAACAAAGCATGCGGTAAAACAGTTTGGAAAAGTTTCCAAGTCCCAAATGAAGTCAGTTTTGAACCATTTCTTTTCCAATGCTAAATCTCCTAGATTGAACGGAGGATTTTAGCCCTCCTTTTATTAAAAGTCAACCATATGTGCTGGAATTTCTAGAGTTTCTACCGATGGTGGCTCATCCATTAGGCTTTCTTCAATATATGGATCAGATGTCGCAAACATATGTGTTGTGGCTCCATCATATCGCAACCATCCAGCATCACCAGTGTTACCAGTCCGACGACATTTAACCAATTGCAACTTAGTGGCTGACTTTTTAATTGGACAAGGGTTCATCTTATCACGGCTGATCAAAATTGTATTGAATGCAATTTGATTTAAAGAACTGGAACCCATTAATTGGTATTCGGTTACAGCGTGTGGGTTTTCTTCAGAAGGCTTTCTCATGTGACTAATTGCAACCACACAAGTATCTGTCTCCTTTGCGAACTTCAACAATGTATCCATAAACTCAATGATTGCACCGTTATCACTACTGTTTACACCCGCTTGAACAGGATCGATAACAATTACATCACAGTTCTCAGCCTTCGCCAGATAATTAAGTTTATCAAAAATCTCAGCGGTTGAGATACTACCCTGATGGTCAACATAAACGAATTGATCTTTCTTCGCAAGGTTCTCAAAGAAACGATTCTTCAGAGCTTCAATATCTACGTTCTCACGATTGACTGTCCGGAGGTTCATACCAGCATCAAGCGACAACAGGTCACGCACAACTTCACGCTTGGTGCCTTCCAGATACATTGCACCTACTTTGAACGGTGTATTCTCAATCAGCGAATATACCACGTTGTTTACAATCGAACTCTTACCAATAGATGTCAATGCACCGATGATTGTAATTTCACCCTTTTCCATACCCCCATTCATCATTTCATTCAAGTGCGCCCAAGATGAAGGAAATGGAATCTTTACGTTATTGTCTTCACTTTCAAAGTCATCCCACATTTGACTCAAGTGTAGAACGTCAACCCGACTGAACGGAGTGGCTTTCCAGAAGAGTTGTTTAAGCTCTGCTGTACGACCAGATTTAACCATATCCGAGGCATCTTTAACCCCTTGTGGGAGCTTTGCAATGAACGCCTTACCCGGAGTAAGGAGACGTGCTGCCTCTTCTACATATTTCTGTGCTGATTCATCTTGATCAAACGACAGGATGACCTTAGAAAAACTGTTGATATATTCAAAGTTAGCCTTGAATTGTTTGATAATACTACCATCACCACAAGTCACACTAACACACGGTGTCCAGTATTCCACTCCATCTTTTTTGGAATATAGAGCTTGGGCAAATGCCAAAGCATCTTCCTCTCCCGTGGTGATTACCAAATACTTTTGACCGGCTTCAAAGACAGACTGACCAAAGAGTTCATTAGTTGCCTTAGTGCTACCAATCCCAACGAAGTCTTTAGGATTCAAACGTTTCTTAAAGCCTACGATCTTACCATCTGATGTAGATGGGTAATAACGAGCTGTCACATCAAAGCTGTTTTCAACTTCTGTGTGCACGCCATACTTTGTGGATACGGGTTGACCAATACCGCGTTCTTTCCAACCACGAAATGGAATTGCTTGAATGTTTGTAAAATCCACTACTTCGGACACTTTATGTTTCCCCTCTTTAATCTTAATACCAACCTCTTCAAGTTGGTCGTGGTTGAAATAATTTGTGCAAACGAAACAGAAGGCATCGTTAATATGCTTTCCATCAATTTCTTTCTGATACACAGCCATACCATCTGACGACGAACAGTCATCTCCAATACAGGACGCATGGTACAACAATTCTCCGTCCGGTCGCTCTTGTTTACTCACGCTCTTCTCCCCTCCAACACCCTGCAAAGAGTATTAATCAAATTGCTTCAAGATGTCAGAGCTTAAATTTCTCTTCAACCACTTGTTCCAGAGACTCAACATCTGCTGAAATCTCTTGTGCAATATGGATCATCTCTTCACCATCCTCACAGTTTTCCATGTTGTCAAGTACATAACGAATCCGTTGCAGCTCTGCGATAACACTTTTACCAAATTTCTTGCTCATAATCACTCCTCCCAACCATTCAATTTATTTTCCATCTAACTTAGCTGCTGCATCCTTTTCTTTCCTAAGCATCTCGCTCAACCAATACTGAAGACTTTCTTCGTAGATTGTTTCACCTTCACAATGATCAAGAAGGTATCCAGCAAAGCGACTCCAAACATCAAGCTCTTCGACATAATCAATCAATTTCTCCCTTTCAGCATACCATTCAGAAGGTTCACCACCTACAACAAATTCAAGGTTAGCCAATAACTGTTTAAATTTCTCTGTGCTCATCCCATCTCTCCCACAGCATCTTTCGCTGCATAGTATTACATTAATAAGTATTCAAATTTATTTGCTTACATCTTACGTCAGTAGAGACTTCAGTCTCATCGCATATTGTCACATTGTTTGTGAGGAGTCAAGAGGCTCTCATACCATTTTCTACAGCCCAATCTTCAGCCTCCCTCAGCGTTTGGAGAATGACTGTAGCAGATGTATTCTGTACTGTGTAAAAAGGTTTTGATTTATTTTTAAACCAACCTTGGCAAGGGTAATCTACATATTTGATCTGTGCAAGTGGTTTATTGTCGTGTTTGCTCTCATCCCAAGCCCTTTGCATAAGGCTTACCACTAGCTCATCGTTGCAGTGTGTTTCCTTCGTCGCTTGGATTAGCTCTACAAAATTCATCTCAATTTCCTATTTAGTCCGTTAGGCACTATCTGCCAAGTACTGTTGAATTTCAAAGGTTAACTTTGTCGCCTCACCAAATGAAAGCTTACTAAACACTGTCAGCCTTGTCAATACCAAATCTATGAAGCTTTCACTATACCTGTTTGGGACAACTGCGGCTCTAGGTATCCAACCGAGCCCTATCATTTCCTCATAAGAGGCTGCAATTGCAGCCTCAAGTTGTTCTATGACTTCATTCATTATCGATCAGCCACCCTTCATAAACATTTCTTACAACTTCACGCTCAACACTCTGATAGCCTGTGCCAATCCAGTAGCTGATAAGTGCCCAGTAGGTGTTATTTTTACCTTCCCACATGTACCGGATTTCACCTTTATCTGACTTAGCTTCTTGGCTGAGCATTTCACACCTCATTCAGTTGTCTTTCAATACACCAATCCTACCCCTCACCCCTACACCTGTCAAGCACTGATTTAAAAATATTATTTAAGGCGACCTATTCAGGGAAAATCCCTTGGGTAAATTTATTTAGCATCTGTCAGAAGATTTTTCGAAGAGGTGCTTGACAGGGGTTGGTGATGGAGGCATACTGTGTGGAAATCAATAGGAGGAAGCAACATGAAAGAAGAATTTGAAGTGTGGTTTAGGAAATCGGGCTGGAATGAGAACGGAGAGGATGATTTTCTCTGCCCTGATTATGAATCCCCTCATACCTATGTAGAAGAATTTGTCGAATGTGCATACCAAGCATTTCTCTATGGTAAGGAGAATAACAAATGAAAAAGAAATTCAAAATAATTGACACATCCACAGGACAGAAGCTTAAGCTAAGAGATAAGGAGATGATACTCCATAAATGGGCCATGAACTCACAGGGAATATTCTCCATTGTAGGGAATTTTATGGATTATGATACGTATGTCAGGAAGCTGCCTGATGGGTGTCCTGTGTTTGATGTGGAATGGAATGGAAGGGAGAAGAGTGGTGACTAAAGAGCAGGTTAAGTGGGCCATGACTCACGAATGGTACAGAGAGTACCAAGAAATTGTAGTCAACATCACACCGACATACAAGGTCAGGGTTTCTGATGGTATGCTGAAGTGGTTCTCAGACTACAATGAGCTTTTATCTTGGGTTAGTCAATTGGAGAACACCAAATGAAACAAATCACAGCAGAAGATGTACACCTACTCCAGAAAGAGACTGGTGAGGGGATACGAACTACCGTCCTTTACACTCAAACGCCGTTATGGGCTTAAGGAGCAAATAGTTATGACAATCTTATCTATCATTGGATTGGTAGTTCTTTTCTTGCTGTCTTTTACGCTAGTTGTAGGTGGTTTGTTGAACCTTGGCGAGTGTGGAGACAGGATTGGTAGTGAGTACAGGGTAAGTAATTACACTCAAATTGTGGTAGGATTTCTCATTGGTTTCCTTGCTTGTTATTTGTGGAGTTTGTAATGAACAACCTTAAAGCTTGGTACGTTACACATTTACACTCAGGAAAGAAATACTCTTCAGTTGTCCTTAGTAAATCACGCTATCTTGCATCTACATACGTTGAAGGTGAGGTGCTGAATGTAGAGGAATCTTGGGGTAAACCTATCCAAGAAGGTGGGATTATTAGTAGCAGTGGTTGGGCTATGTATTTCTTTGACAACCACACAAAGAAGGATTATGAAGTGTCTGAAGAGTGGCGACAGTATTTGATTCGTAGGCATTTTGATGATGGGATTGAGGATTAGGGTGACATGGGATTTAGCCTCAAACCCCTATAAACATTGACTCAAACCTATGTTTTGTAGTACTAAATTACTTATATGAACAGAAGAGGAAGAGGAAGGAGTAGAATAGTGATAGAAGAGGAAGGAGAAGAGAAGAATACAAGGAGTAGATTGCTTACCTACAGTATTAATCTATCTAAGTCAGTAGTTAATAAGCTTAGACATATAGAAGCTATTGTAGATAAGGAATTAAGTGGTGTAGTGGTTATGAATCTGATTGCTTGCATTAAGAAGAATGAGAATCTTCTATACTCAAGAGATAAGGTCAACCACTCACCAATCAAAACTAAGTATGACAGACGGGGAATAACAGCCCATCGTCTGATGAAATGTATTGCAGTGCTTGAAGAAATAGGATATATTCACAATTTCATTGGCAAAGCACATATAGATAAGGAAAAGAGAATCATGTCTTACATCACACCATCTGAAGCCTTTGTTGCTGAATTTTGTTCTAAAGATGAAGAGGTTCAGAGTGCTATTGCTGCTTACAATGCCAGCCTTCAAACAATCATCCTCCGTAACGAGTATGGTAAAGCTATTGACTATCAAGATAATAAGAATATCAAAGCTGCGCGTAAGGTTGTAGAGAAACTTAACCGTATTAATGAATTGCATGATATTAAAGATGGCGAAGGTAATGTTATGACTAACATCTACTCTCGTATCTTTAATAAAGACTTTGAACACGGTGGGCGTTACTTTCATTCTGACGCTTTGAAGATTAAACACAAGAAGACTAAGGCACGCCTTGATATCACTATCAATGGTGAACAGGTTGTGGAAATTGATTTCTCTAATCTTCACTACAGGCTTGCCAGCTTGATGGAACAGATCAGTATGGAGAACCTACCGCTTGACGTGTACATGGATATTCTACCTGAGCGGTTACAGAATGATGACCATCGTGAACTGATTAAATTGTCTATTAACATTCTGTTTAACTCCAAAACTGAAGATAGCGCTGATCGTGCAATCAACAAAGAGATTACTAAATTTAAATCTCAAGGTTGGAGCATTGATAAGAGCCTAAACACTGGTAAGAAAGCCCGCGAACACATTTACAGTATGACTCCTGACTTTATTCCTTGCTATTGCCGGGATGATTCGTTTGGGCTAGCACTACAGAACGCAGATTCGTACCTCGCTCAACGAGTAATTGAGAAATTTGTAGATGAAATGAAGCCAATCCTGCCAATCCATGACAGTTTTGTGGTCAGAATGTCTGACGTGGGCCTCTTGGAGAATGCTATGGGTGACGCTTTTAGGGAGGAATTTGGTATTGCATCATTAATCCCCTTGAAAATGTCTTGGAAGGATGCTAATGTGCTCCAAGAAAGTAAAATCTTGGCGTGAAAGGAGAGATAAAATGATCATCGCAGTAATCGGAGACATGGACCCTAGACAACAACTCGTCATTGACCAGATCATTTCAGATGGTCATGAGGTTGTGTATATTGGAAAGGATGATGCGTATGGTGGTATTGCACCGGATATCTGCATCGTTGATGAATATTCAGAAGATACAAGTTGGCATGCTATGCCTGTGAAGGAAGTTAAGAAGCCTTATTACAGAGTTAAGGAGAGGTATTGATGAATAAATTTAAGATTAAAATGACTGTAGAGTATGAGATTGAATATCCAGATGATTTTGATGAAAGTATGGTTGATTTTCATTTGACTGAATCCTCATGGTGTGCAGACAATGCACTAGAAGATATTCAGAAATACTTAAAATCTATCGGCCGTTGTCTGTGTGGTATTGCAGAGTTTGAAGTGGAGCAAATCTAATGGAATGGGAACAAATTGATGCCTATCACCAACGTGCAGAAGTGTTTGGTGGCTGGCTCGTAAAGTCCTATCAAGAGAAGATGTACAGCGATTGATAGAGTTTGTTAAGGAGTTAGATGAATGATATTCGACACTTGGACATACAATCAATTCTACATGGAACGTACATCTTGGAGTGCTGAGCAAAAGGGTGCTATACACTTCACTACGGAAGAGATACAATGGACTATTGAGCAGACAGCTTACAAATACTTCGGAAGCTATGAGTTTAGTGATCAACAGGAGATGGCTGTGGAGATACTTGTCTGGGTTGCTAAGGAGAGGATTAAATGAAAGACGTTTATATGTTTTCAAAGGAAGCTAATCTGCTATGTGTAATTGAGCAATCAACAGGCAAGTATTACGTTTGCAATGGTGCTTGGTATGGTATTCGTGAAGGAAATAAGTTTACAATTGAAGCCTACCCTGAGCGTGTGCTAACCATTACAGACTGGAAAGAATATTCATATTCCAAATGCCCGAAAGGTTACTACAAGGAGTATGGTAAAGGAATCAACGTGGTTTATGAGGAAGAGGATGTTTTCTGATGACATCACTATTCACCAAAGACACCCTAGATAAATCAATCTTCAAATGGGAAGACTTGGCGGGAAAAGAGCTAGTGATTCGTGTTGGAAAGTGTCCTGATGATCTAGGTAAGGGGATGCATGTCTGCGTGATTGGTGTGGAGAAAAGCGACGTGTCGGGAACCGGTAAATGTTATGTTTTGGTTAATGAATTTCGGGGGTTTGGAGAATGAAACAACTTGAAAAAGCTGATTGCTGGACAGTAGGCGATGGTTATGGAACTTACGTTGATCAAAGTGGTTGGTGGTATCAACGTGAAGACTACGAAGAACTATTTGAGGCGTATGAACTTCAAGTTAGAGAAAACCTATCACTCAAGAAACTACTAGACCGTGTACATGAACGACTAGATGAACTGAAACAACCAACATACACAGGAACAGGTAGCGATTACTTCGACTGTGTTTTAGGTGTTGGTGGGTTTGAATCGTTTGGCCCAATTACTGGAGATATTAAATGAAACCAGAATACAAACTGAAATACGCAATCCTTGCCCTACAAGCTGAATGGGATGAGATTAAGCTTCCTAAAAATATGTCTGAAGATGATATTGAAATTTTTTGGGACGAAGCCGATTGCTTGCAAGATGCTAAGTCAGAGATTCGTTGTTCAGGAATTTCTACAGGACTCCCTTGTGACTATTCTCGACACTATGAATCTGAGGCTGTAGCTGTTCAGTGTCCCAACGGTGATTGGGTTGGGTTCACATACTGGCATGGTGGCGGAAAACATGGTGAACCAGAAGCAATCGATTGGATTCCTTACGCATATGATGTAGACTGTGTTTCTGAAGAGAAACTTGTAGTTGTGCATACGTTTAGTAAGAGAGGAGATGAGAAATGAATATCGATTGGAACAAAGCGCCAGAAGAAGCACAATGGTATCAACCGGCTACAGGACTTGTCTGTGCAGCATGGTTCTACAAAGATGAAGGTGATGGGAAGTATTGGGCGTGTCTTGAGAATACTAACGATTGGTTTGAAGAGGCTTGGCAAGAGAACTGTAAAGAATGGCAATGGACAGCACGTCCTGATACGGAACTTAAACAATGACTATTTCATTTGTTGTATTATATTTATGGACAGGTACAATCATTGCTATCATAGGGCGAATGTTCTTTAATATCTCCGCTTTAGGGACCTTGAAGTTGTTTGCGTTCTGGCCTGTACTGGTAACTAAGTGGACTTATTTGTTAATCAAAGGAGGGTGGGTATGATCCAACGTAAACAAACAATTCTCAACACTATCACCCTCCTCCCAAAATGCTAAACACTTGTTGGAGAAAGAATTGGAATATGACTGGTCTGTGACAGATGAGATTACAAATATTATTGAAGCGCTTGAATTTGATTTGGGAGAAGAACAGTGAATTGGATTAAACCAAGCGAGCTTCCTGAAAAGTTCCACGGACACTGTTGGATTGTCTGGAAAGGTTGGGTGTCTACAGCCGTTCGTCAACCCTATCAATCTGTTGTGCAAAACTATTATCGAGGAACTGCACCGGACGAGTGGATTGAAGGTAGTGGTTGGAGCTATTTGTCTGATGATAATTTCCGGGTGTTGATTACTGAAAAACCTATAGTGCCAGATAATGTATTTGAGGACTTAAAATGATCACACATAAAAACATCACGCTAGTCAAGTGTAGTTCTGGTGACTGGGAGGGTTTATATCTTGATAATGATTTGTATTGTGAAGCTCACAGCATCCCTACACATGACATCTTTGACTTGATCAATAGTCATCACATCCAAGAGGCTAAGTCTTTTGAAGTGAATGGAGATTATACTGAGAATGTGGTTGAGTATCATGGGGGCTATCCTCAATTTCTTAGTGAGATTCCTGAAGGAGTTAGAGTGTGACAAATCTGGTAAAATGCCACGGAACAGATTGTGACAGACGGTCAACCTGCACAAGATTCACACAGGAATCTCTGCCAAAGTACCAAGCGTATTTGGTGATGTGCGTAGCTTGCAAAAGTCCCAATGACGGCTGTAAATGGTTTGTAGATAATTCTGTAAAACCCGCTTGACAGCCCGTACCAAAACAGAGACAATACGGCTATCAAAAGACAGCAATACATCACAGGAATTTAGGAGAGAGTGTTATGAAGGAGTTATTGATTTCTAAGGGATTTACCCTCAAACAATATCCAGACGGGTTCTTTTGGGTGTGGATCACTGAACACCTTAACTTTATGGATGACGAGTATACGATTTATCAATGCACAGAATCTTTTGAAGATTTTACCTTGTGTAAAGGCGGTCATGTGTATGAACTGACCAAAGAAGACTTCTTAAAAGAGATTGAGGATCTATCATGAGCGTACCTAAGAAAAAGGCTGTAGTTAGTCGCAAAGTATCCGACGAACAGATTCAAAACTCTGAACGCTGGGAAGCTTTCGTTAAGAATTGTTTGATTCCTTGGGAAGATCTGAACGATTCATGGAAAGACTTTTACTGTGAAACGGGGAACACAGAATCCTCAGAAGTTCATATCACTAAAGCAATTGATGTTGCTATGAAAGGAGATATAAAATGAATGCCTCACATGAACTAGCCCTCATGAACTCCATTGGTGTACTCCCCTTTAAACGCGATAATCAATGGACAGTAATCTTTAACAACACTGCTAAGACATTTGGAAATGTGAGTGATGCGATGGAGTTTGCAAGGGGTTTGGTGAAATGAATAACATTAAAGATTTTGAAGAGTACACAAATCAATCTATTAAAGATAAAACTCTGCTTGTGTGGAGTAATGCTTCAGGTTATCATTTCCTAGATTTTGATGGGTGGGAATGTGTAGCTCGTACGACTAGGATTATTGGGGTACAGAAATGAAAAGGGTTTATGAAGTTGGTGATGGTAAATACAGACTTGAACGCTGCGAGGAAACATATATCCTATGGGCGTACAGGAATGGAGAACCTTGGACAGCCAGAACATCTGATCTTGTAGGTGATAAACTTGCCCATGCCTTGTTGGATAAAATTGACCAGCTGGAGAGCCAACAAGGGTGTACCCTATGAACCACCTTACCGAACTGCTAGAACGTCTCCAGCATGCAGAAAAGCAATACAAAGAGGCTGATTCGTCTCTTGATTACAGCCCACTTGAATTAGTGGTTGCCCGTGAAGAGCTTAAACAAGCTAGGTTTCTTTATGGGCAGGAGTGTATGAAAGCAATCACCGATCTTTTGGATAAAACAGAGCCGATGTCTGAATCAAAACTTATTAGTTGGTATTGGGAGAAACTTGCATAATGAATATCAAATACATTTCTAGGAAGTTTCTGCTATCTGCCGTTGTGCAGATGCTCTTGTTTCTATTCCTGTACATCGGCAAGCTTCCTGTTGAGAATTTCCAGATTCTTACTATGACTATATTGAGCGGATACCTGATATCCAACGTAAGTCAACGGGTGCTCACTAAAGAGGATAAATCATGAACCACCTCTTCAGCATAGGCGAAAAAGTAATCCTCCAAAGTAAACTCTTATCGGAACACAATGGCTGTTATATTATCGAAGCCATTATCGAAGTTAACGAAGATTTTGTGTGTAGACTTACAGGGCAAACAATCTACACAAATGAAGGACACGCCTACATTCTAGACACCCCTCTTGTGGATTTCATAGAATGTGATGGTGTGGAAGCTTTGTGGTTGGAAGAATCCTTGAAGAAATTTCAACAGCCCGGTGAGATGGATTATAAAGAATTGATGCAGACATTGAAGAATAGTGTTTTGGAGTGGAATTAAACAGACTATATCGCTCAGCCTAGTGCTGTACCAACTAAGCCCTAACGTGGCTTAAACATACGAAAAAGCCGCATGAAAGGGTTGTTTTGTGAGGGAAATTGGGGTATTGTTTGGGTAGATTGTTAAACGGATGGAAATTGAGGAAACTTGAATGAACGACATTGATATGCAAACCATTATGGATCTGTTGCATGATGTCAGCATCATCTTGAAGAGTCCGACAAAGAAGTTTGGAGTGAAAAGTGGCTCTCTCATATTGAAGTTACCCAACAACAGATGCTTGAACAGTACGAATGGGAACAAACCAAATGAACCCTCTTGATCTACTAAAAGAACGCTTGCAAATTGTCTTAAATGAATCGACAGAATCAGATTGTTATCAAGAGGCGCTTTCTGACTGTATCTATGCTTGCAATCTAGGTGTCACAGCTTTGGAAGAACACATTAGTATGTGGATTAATACGACTTGGGATGACAAGGAATACATCAGAGGCATTGCGTTTGTAGAAGAACAGTGGCATAAAATAACTGGGATGTTTTAAATAGCTGGTGTTTTGATAATTTAAATTAATGGTTTAGGAGAGAAAGATGAAAGTTAAAGTGATTAAGGCTACATTTGCTAGCTACTGGTATGCGGATAAGGTTGGTGAGGTCTTTGAAGCCGTTGAAAATACGAATGGGAGTTGGGATTATAAAGAGGTGGGTAGTCCGGGTGTAAACCGTTATTTTGACAAAGGTGATGTAGAAATTATTAATCAGGATGTGGCTGTGTTTGATATTAAGAAAGATAGGTGGTTTATCTGCACACCAACTCATGAAATCTCTAGGCTCGTGCAGAACTGGCTGTTTGATCAGGGGTTTGTGTGGCAACACCATGAAGACGCTTCTGTACGTTACACAAGCTCGCTTTACCTCAAACTGAGCCCGTACAAGCGAGGCGCGTTCTGTCACACAGACAGCATTGATCTTAAACATGACACAGCTAAAGAAATTAAGCTTACATTTAAGACAGTCATAGATTCTGTAGAGTTTCCAGAAATTGAGTCAGAAGAGCAAAAACAGCTTGACATTCTGGTGCAAAAAATCGCGGATCTTCAGAAACAAGCTGAGAAATTGCAAGGAATCGTTGGAAAATAAATGTGATAATTTCGTGAAACACCCCTTGCTATCGGATCCAACAAGCGTATCATCACCTTAACAGAGCCTCTCACCAACGTTACACGGGCTCTGAATCTGTAACACAACATTAACTAGATGGGGATCTAAAATGAACAATCAGGAAAACAGCATCAAGGCCACACTGATCTCGCTGAAAGTAGAAGGTGTACACAACGAAGCATTAATGGACTGTCTAGCTTATTCAAATCTGCCTGTTAGCACACTGGAAGGGTTTCTAGACAGCCACCTTTGGTTTGCTGAGGATGCTGATTTCGATGTTGCATACCCTACAGATCAGGCTAAAGCTTATGTTATCAGCCTTGGGAGTATTGAGCAAGTGCTTGTTTCTAAAGGGTTAATTTACAATTCGTAAAATCTTTTCAGAAGTTGCTTGCATTCGTGTAAGCCTTTCGCTATCCTTTGAACATGAAGGAGCAACAAGAGACGGCGATTAAGTAGTAGGCCATCTGACGATATCAGGGAGGCAAGCCTAGTGAAATGGTTCTCTAGGTTTTATTACCTAATAAATCTTAAGGTGATTATCATGGCAAGTGCCCAATCTGTAAAAGGCTCGTTTTCCCCAGTAGCTGGGAACGGAACCCGCCGAGTTTTTGATGCAAGTAATAACTTCATTGGAATAATTGTGAAATGTTCTGAGGGGTATCGGATTACCCGCCTTGACGGGAAAACAAGAGTTAAGCCAACATTAGCTGAAGCTTTTCGTTCTATCGCAAGGAGCAACTAGAATGACTAACTCAAAAGTTAAAGGGTTTTTGATTGAGAGAGATGGCCGCAGCTTGTTTATGAAAGAGGTTGAGGCTTGGGCAATTGAGGACGTAAACTACAAAGTAACACCCTTAGTATCTGGTTTGATGGAAGATAGGGAAGAACCTTTGGTAGAGGCTGCTAAGGAAGAAGCCACAACGTTACCCATTACGGACGACACACAAGAACGTATTGAGCTAATGAACGAACTGTTTGATTTGCAACAGGCTGAAATCGACTTCCTCAAAACTAGGCTGGAGAAATTTGTTGAGGTGGTTGAGGGGATTGTAGAGATAACTGAAGTGATCAGTCAAAGCAGCATTGAGAATCGTTCGAAGCTGCTGGTTATCTCTGAAAGCTGTAAACAGGTGTTAAAACCTAATGAATAAGTGAAAAGATTTACCTCAGCCCCTTGACCGGGGCTTTTTGTTGTCTTAGAATTGGCACACATAACCCAACGACAAAAGGATTTCAAAATGTCCAAGTCATTCAAGAAATTCAAACCTAAGGTGGCAGCCGCAGAAACACCAAAACAAACATGGTTTGAGGACTTCCCTAAAGAGCCTATTGGTGGTGACAATCCTTACTGGATGTGCTCCCATTGCAAGAGGGCTGTACCTGAAATTAACTATAGTCTTGAAGGCCACAGCTCGTGGTGTCAATACAGGTTAGAGAAAGAATCTGAAAATAGTTGTTGACAGGACTTTGAAAGGTGTCCATAATCAATTCAAGAAAGCAAAACAATCTAACAAAGGAATATGACATGACCACAATATCTCAAGTTCAAAGGAAGTTTGTAACTAATCTTGAGAAGCGACTGCTTGAGACTGAACAACTAGCTTTAGTTTTGTCGTCACAAATGACGCCAGACCAGTTTGCAAGAATCCCTTCCGAATACCGCGAACAGTTGTCAGCTTTGATGGACAGGATCGGTAAGAGAGGTTTAAAATGAAACCTTCTAAACGCTTCAAGCAGTCCTATCGCGACACTATTAACTCAATGGTGTGCGACAACGTATACCCAAACAGCTCGCACCGTACAAAGATTGCCCTATCCTATGCATTTGGTGTAGGCGAGATGTACGAGTGGGCTAATGATTTACTTTCTGCTAAATTTATTTATAAATAGGTGTTGACAGGGCTTTCTATCTACCTTAAACTCTAATACATAGGAAGCAGAAAGCTTCTAAACGAACAGGAGCAACAGACATGACCACTTCAGTGAATACTCAAACCAACGTAGCTTACGAAGTAGTAGACATCCAGACCAAGGCTGTTATCAAGCAATACCCAGCAGGTAAAGGTCAAGCTGCACGTAACCTCGCTAACAAGAAGGACTTGCAATACGGTGCTGTCAGATTCATCGTACGTCTGGTCTGAGCAGTGAAAAAGCTCATAGGCCAACTCAAACCCGGTGACAAAGTGTTCATCCGCGTAGGTGGCAGCAAGTTCAAATCCGCTTGCGAAGTTAAAGAAGTGACGTTTAACAATGTAGGCGAAAAGAATGAAACAGCCACTATACTTTTTGATGACGGAACCACCAAGTGGCTACAAAATTGGTACACAACTGAACTTATTGAGGTGATAGTATGAAGCTTGAATTAGAGATGACCGCTGAAGAGTTTGAATGTATTGTTGGATACCCTCCTGTGGACGATGACCTTGAACGTTGTAACTGCCAGAAAGCTGGTGAGATTGGACACCAAGATTGTGGTTGGAATCAACAACATAATCGTCCAATGTTTATGGGCAGTGGTGGAGTAATTCAATCATGAGCGCGTTCGCCCACATATGCCACTTGATAATGACTGTCCTGTTCTTCCCTTGGATCATTGTTTGGGTTGGGTGTGCAGTAAGTGCGGGTAATAGTCGTAAACGCAAAGAGGCTGCTATGCGTGAGGAGGAGATTGCCTTGCTTCGTGAGTTGGTGAGGAAGAATAAATGATCATTGATGAGTTTTATGTAGCTAGAGCAGCTACGTCTTTTGAGTCTTGGGTTAATGACCAAGGGTACTGGAACTTTGATGAGTGTGGTGATCCTATCGAGTATGGGTACAGCACTGACTATCCTACATTTAGTCAGGCATACACTGAAGCTAAGACCTTGAAAGGTGAAGTGCTAATCTTTTCAACAGAGAAGCCGTATAAACTGATTGATAGAGTACCCACCTAAACAGATGAAAAATAAACCATACAGGCCGCTTGACGGCCTTTTTCTATTGGGTTAGAATTATCACACCAGGAACAGGAATATCAGGCAGGTGCATCATGACAGCAGGTCGATTGTATTGCATACAAAGTTGGAACAACGCCAGCGAGACGAGTGGGGAACAAATAGGGAATCGCCTTGCTCAGTCTCGTGGCCTGCATTTTAATAGGGACGGAACGGCTAACACTTTCTTGTACTCTGAAGAGAATAACGAGAAAAAGCCTACAAAGGTTCCTCTTAAACAACGCATCTTACCACAATCAGCTCGTGTCGAAAAGCTCCTCTCAGAAGCCATTGAATTAGAGCAAGCATTCAAAGCTGGTGAGTTCAGTCCTGAAGAATATACCTTACTTCGTGAGGTTGCATTCAAGAAACTACGCAGAGCTGAAGAGTTGTTGAAGAAGGCTATTACACCTATCAAAACAGGGGAAGAATATGAGGTAGTTGGCGTAGAAACTACCTACTCAAGCTCTGATGTAGACTACACCCATACAGAGGTAGCCACACCTTGTGGAGTGAGCTGGATAGATGATCTTTCGCCTAGCAACTCTTTCAAATCTTTCTTGAAAATGTCTTGCAAGGTAGTGAAAACCTCGATAGAATGGCATCAGAAAGCAAGAAACTACATCAACGAATTGAAGGCGGCGTGAGATGGACAAACGAATTCTTGATAAATTCACCAAAACTGCTGATTACTTGACAGACGAAGAGCTTAAAATCTGCTTAGCTTATTACAAGCAAATTTATAAGAGCTTGAGTGTGTGTCCAGCAGGGTATTGGCTTGTGCTGAACGATGTTCGATCTAAACTAGAACGTCTACAAGGTTGGGACAAAGCAAGGAAAGAGAAATGAACAACTACCAATCAGCATTCCAACAAGCCTACAACTTCCTTTCCCAAGGAACCCATGCTAAACTCTGTCGTGACAATGGGCAATGGACGTGTGTTCCAATATATAATACAAAACAGATGATTGAATTGGAGATGTTGAAATGACTTTTAATGAATGGTGGCTCAGTCTTCCTGTTGGCCGCCAAAAGGTTCTCATAGAAGATAAGTGGATGCTCGCAAATGCTGCATTTGAAGCTACACAAGAACGAAACATTGAGCTTGAGAATTTACTAAATAGAGTTGTACAGCTATGGTCAGCGCATGAAACTAAAGATCAGCTTGCTGAAAGCATTTGTAAACTAGCACCAATTATCAGAGACTCAATCAAATGAAAACCTACACACAAGAATCATTCCAGAAATATGAACGCAAATCTTCTAAACGTAAGTGTGCAGACCACTATGACACAGGCGGTAAAGACAAGAAGCGAGGCTATAGTAATGAGAGAAATCTTAAGCGGAATTGGGAGCAAGAGTGATGAGCTGGACTGATGCCTACATTAAAGCTGTGATTACAAACATTCGTTATGGTAAGAACGGCCATGCACGAACTCTTTACGCTGAGATTCGAGACTCTGAAACCAATCAGCTATTGGTAGCAGCAACACTAGAGTATTGTGTAGATCGAATGACCACTGTTGCCAAGATGCTTCAAACGGAGTATTAAGTTATGACCTACAAGGAAGGCACCAAATACAAGCTCCAAGTCAATTACTATGAATCAGTTGTTCTTGAATGCATTTCTGTTCAAGATGGACAAGCTTACTTTGAGGATAAGAGCAAAGGTTCGTACCTGTTGAATGATAACTACAAAGTCTTCATTAAGACAAATAAGCTCTACAAATGGAATGACAAGTTCAAGTCATGGGACTCTATCGAAAACACCCTCTCTGAGCACTCCGCTGACGACATCTGGAGCAAGAGGACAGTGAATGGTAGTGGGGGTGGTTATTATAGTGGGAATATAGGGCAAGGAGATTGAAGGTGGATAGAACACGAATTAAGATAACAACAGACTGTGATAGTGTGTCTTATCAATGTCAATATAACTGTTTCTTCTTGTGGGGTTGGCAAAATATGCACGTTGACCTTGAGACATTGGCAGAGTTTGGCACAATCGAGGAAGCTCAGCGCCACATTGATCAATGGATCATCAGGCAAGCTGAATACGATGCAGCTCAGATTGTCAAGAAACAAAAGAAGAAAACCAAGAAAATCACATATGTGGATTATCCCTAATGACACTCAAAGATCAAGGTTTTCGATTCATGATAAGCCCCGACAAGGTTAGAGGTCGTTGGTGCAATCCAATTGAGATACCACACTTTTACGCCGATTGGTCTGATCATACAGACACACCTGAAAAAGAATTTATAGAATTTTTACAAACTCCTGTTGACGTACCTTCTAAATCTCTCTAGAATGGACTCATAGGAAGCAAGAACGCTTCCAACCACTAGGAAGAACACCATGTCAATCGCCAACGAAATCAAAGCAATTAATGCCTCTGCTAAGAAAATCCACGGTGCTGATATCCACATCATGGTTGCACGAGCTGTTCACTTTGGTCATGATGATAATCTTGTAATCATCAGCGGCAAGAACCATAAAGCAGCAGCCCTAGACTTCGTTAAGGTTACTCCGGGGGCTGTAGTGACGGAAGAGTTTCACCCTGAAATGGATTGGGGCGATGGTGAAGTCAGTGAAGCCTACACAACATCTGTAATTACTTTCTAATCAGATGTTGACAGGGCTCTGAAAGGAGCCCATAATTCTCCTACACCAACCAAATACAGAGACTTCAATCATGACCACTTCAGTGAAAACCACATACACAGCAATGTCTTTCATGAACTCCCCAGCTTTCGTACAGATTGCTTTGGAAGATGCTTTGAAGCTTGTGGCAAAGGTGAATGGGCAAACTGTTGAGCTGACTACTGAAGCCTTTGGTTTGGAAGTGCCTAACGTTGTGAATCAAGTGGCTAAGCTTGTTGCTAAGGCTGCTCAGGTTTGTGCTGATGAGGCTAACAAGAGTGACTTCTGGAAAGTCTAAATTAATAAGTTTTAAACACAAACCAAAAACGCCGCGTAAAGCGGCTTTTAACGTAAGGAGCTTTATAAGTGGGTGTTATGAATAAAGGTATTAATGTTTTGTCAGTTTGTGATGGAATCTCTTGTGCTGCTGTTGCATTGCAACGTGCAGGTATTATCGTAAATAATTACTACGCATCCGAGATCGACAAGCATGCAATTAAAGTTAGCCAGTCCAATTGGCCTAATATTAAACAAGTTGGCGATATGTGTGCACTAGACACATCCAAACTCGGGGCAATTGACTTGCTGGTTGGAGGCACACCTTGCCAATCGATTTCAAACCTGGGGGATGGCACAGGTCTTGAGGGTAAGAGTGGTTTGTTTTGGGAATACGTTCGTATTAAAAATGAACTAAACCCAAAGTGGTGGATGCTTGAGAATGTTAGTGGTAATAAAAAAGCTATTGATGAAATTAGTAAAGTACTAGGAGTTGAACCTATTCGTATTAACTCCTCTTTGGTCAGTGCACAAAAACGTGATCGTTTGTATTGGACCAACATTCCTAACATTGAACAACCACAGGATTTAGGTATTAATCTTAAAGACATCTTACAACCAGGTATTCCAGAACTATCTATCCTTACACCGGGTCGTGCTCGTTGGGTCACTAGTGAAAAAGGGCAACAGTGTTTTGATAAGCGTTATGCTGTATTGAATCCAATTAAAGCTAATTGCTTGACAGCTCGTTCTGATGGTTCTTGGAATAGCAACTATGTCACTCGTGGTGATCAAATTACACGATTGACGCCTGTTGAATACGAACGTTTACAGACATTGCCAGATAACTACACAGATTGTATTCGTACATCAGAACGGTACAAAAGCATTGGGAATGCCTGGACCGTGGATGCCGTAGCTCACATCCTTAAAAATATCTCACAAGAAATGTTGACACAAGATGGTGAAAGCCTCACAATGGACCTAACCCAAGACGAATACACCAGGAATCAGCATCATGACCAAACCATCGAAAACATTCCCAACCACATATAAGAATGACAACAAGAAAGCTATCATCAAATGGAATGATGAATGGGAAGAGTATCAAGTGTGGTATTACATTGATAATAAGTTCCAGAAAGAAGCCACATATCACACAGATGATTTGGAAGATGCTGTTGGGACGGCTAAACAGATGGTGAAGTAAAGAGTTAAGGTTACATTCCAGGAGCCTCACAGGGCTCCTTTTCTTTTGCCTAAAATAACTGAATATAGTTGTTGACCAGGTAGGTGGATAGCCTCATAATGAGCCATACCAAACAAACAGAAGAGTAAAGATCATGACTTACAATACTTCTCACTACGCAGCTCTCATGATTCGCCTCAGTAGTGAGAAAGGATACTTAGCTGTCGCTAAGAGTCAATCTGAAATCGAACTGCGTTCTGTATGGATTAAACAGATTGAGAAAGAAATAGCACAAGAGGCTGAATTTCTTAAGTCTAAAGGGATTGACGTTTATCAGTCAGAAGCAGACAATACACTCTCTGATGATGACCTTCTTAATGATTTGTTTGGAGAATAAAATGATCATCTCTCTGATAGTCCTCTACAAAGCTCTCCTTAAAGGTAACTCATCCAAGCCTCAGCCTACATACCACAAAACATGGAAAGATGAATTGGAAGGTTATCCAGCCTCTAGCTATGCTAAGAGCTTGCAGATTGTTGTTTATTAAAGATTGAACAGTGAGTAATTATAATGAGAACTCCTCCAAGACCTATTCCAATCATTGCCCCTTTCATTAAAGTTATTAATGGAATTCAACTGGTCTTGTGGGGCCGTGTGGATACACAATACTATACAGCTCATGCTGGTATGTATGAGAGCTTTACGATGATGTCTGATGATTATGCTTTGTATACACCAATTCGCTTTGAAGCGCTTTAATAGTAAACGTCGGATGAGTGTCTAAAGACACAATGTAAGAGAAGAAATAACCTAGCCAGCCTCTTGTGCTGGCTTTTGTTTGCCTGTAGAATAATCTCTATGGTGAGTAGGTAAAGACACGAGACAAGTAGAGAGAGTGGGGGATAGGAAAGCAGCTATAAATTCTTTTGAAAAGAGCTAAGAAAAGGCTTTACACAACAATCAAACAGTATTAGAATGAACACATCGAAAGGCAGAAAGCCTTCCTAAACAGAGAATACCCACATGCTAACCATCACCTACACTGACCTTGCTACTGGCGCTGAATACACTGAAAACTTCGCTAACTATGCAACCTACGAGATGCTTGATGAGATGTTAGAGGCTGGGGCTTTCATTGTTGAATGGGCACACTTTAATGAACAAGGTCAACGTACAGGTGGTGGTAAAGGTATGAATGCTGAAGTGTCCTTGAGGGCTTGTCACTACCATGAAGGACAAGAAGCTCTTGATAACCTTCAGTTCCAAATGTCTGTTAACGTAGATTGAGGAAGTAAATCATGTACAAGTGGTCTGAGCTATACCTTGATTACATCACACACTACGGGGGAAGACTCTTTCAGAAGGTCTACAGTGACAGTGGTAGGCAACACTTATCAGCTGTCTAAGTGGTACAAAGGGTGTGGATTTAGTCCTGAAGTGGTTAACTATCAGTCTATGGAAGATGCTAAACGGGCTGGTGAAGACTGGACACATAAAGGCATCTGAACAAACATTCTAGCAGGGTAATCCTAAGCCGACTGTTTAGTCGGCTTTATACTGTCTTAAATGTGACTACGGCTTCAATTCTAGTCACTTTATAAACACTGACAAATCTTGTCAAAGCTTTATTCTACTTAGTCTCCAATGTGACCGATAAGAGTGTTTTAGTCACTTTATAGTCATCTGTAAGTATGGGCGAAACTACGTGAGTAGTTAAGCACAGACGCTCTTGTCGCTGCTTTATCTCATCCCACATGTTGAACACCCATCCTAACCACCACCTACTAGCCAATCCTTTCACACAATCCTCATAATACCTTGACATGAGCTAGTGAAGTGTGCTAGTTGTGCAGACCAGTATAATGCTCAATGTCTCGGTTCAGTTGACCAGTAGGAAGTTGAACCGGAGAGGTAAGTGGTTGTATCTAAAGGCATTTGTCTAGTAGTGATAGTGGCTTGGAATACCATTTGGAATACCGCAGTGACTGGTAGCATCCAATTGATCGTATCGATAGGGTACTAGCAGACAGCTTGATAATGATTAGTAGGCTAATAGATAGGAAGCTACATATTTTGTATTCTGGCACGTCACTGGTGTGCCACAGTCCCAGCGAGTTAAGACGGTCTCCGGTAGCGACAAGGTTTTAAGAAGTACGAACCCTTTGTTTATAAGGCTTTCAGCATATTCTGGGCAAAAAGAAAGAGGTCTTCTATAGAAGCAAGACCTCAAATTTGTAGGGAATTTAGAATTAGTCTGTGTACGAAATAACTTTACCAGTTAAATCTACATCAAAGTATCTCAAGATATCCTCAAAGGAACACTTCAACCTATCTTTCTTATGTTTCACAGTCTTGTAAACAAGCCCGTAATGCTCATACCAATATTTAGGGCTCCCTGATACACCATCAATAGTGACTTTCTTGATCCTTTCAGGAGGGGAGGTTAAAGCATCCTCTAAAGACATGCCTTTGCCTACTCTAGTTTCTACTGAGGATTCTGTCTTCCCATAAAGCTTACACAGCTCTTTTAAAGTTCCTGTGTGCTTACCTACAGTTCGTCTTAAATAGTCTTTACCATCATATGCTAATATTTCATCTAATGTCTTACCTTCTCTAAACAAGGACTTCCAGATTCCAATTGCAGTTGGGTGTGTCTTTTCAAACATTTCATTATTCTGATACCAGTGGCCAACACCTTTTGAGTCAATAACCTCGAAGCTGTAACTGTGGGAGTGTGGAATATCGTAAATAGCATTCCAAATAGACCAACCATCTCTAAGTCTCTGTCTCACATAAAAGAAATCTTTACTCAAGTCCTTACAAAGAACTGTGAGGAATACTTCTTCGTTATTCCAGTCCACTTTAATCTTACACCTTCCGTGCTCTAGAAGGTACAGATAAGATGCCAAGGCAGCATCAAAATCCATACCAGTTGATACTCTGTACCTGATTGCTTGGTATGGTGCAAGATAATCATCTTCAAATATTTCCTCTACAAGCTCAACCAAGACCCTTTGTTTTCCTTGATATTCAGTAAAGAGTGTATTAACTTTATTTCTAGCATTATCTTTACGAGTTACCCACCGGAGATTTTCAAGGTTGTTATTAAACCTCTGTCTGTCAATATGGTCAACCATTGGTAGGTTCAATGGATTCTCAAGAAAGGCTTTCGCAACCATGACATGAGCACGTCTTAGGACTCTGTTACCATACTCATCTACAATGTTTACATAGTGGTATTCAGGCTCACCTGTTATCTGGAGGAACACTTGTTTACCAGATAACTGTCTTACATTACCTTTATCGCTAGCTTCATACCCCGGATAACCGGGTATCTCTTTCCACTCTTCTTCCATTTTGTTACTCCTACTTGGTTAATTATGCTTTTGATCTATTCTTTAATATAGTGCGACCGAAATAAACGTGCACAATAACCCTATTTATTAGTTAATAATTGCTCTAATCGTTCTAAATCAGCAATAACTAGTTTATCAACACCGGGGCGATGTGCAGGATATTTCAGACCTTTAATATTAACATCTTTATAGCCAGTGTCAAGGTATTTATAACAGAGGATTGAGGCTTGCATATACCTACGAGCTTGCCTTTCTCCAAGGGAGAGTAGGTCAGCAATAGATACAGAGTCAATATATTCAAGGCTTTCAAAGATACTCTTAAGACTTCCTGTACTCAATGGGACACTTCGTTCTCCTTGTCTATACCAATCAAGCCTACTAACCCCAGACAACACATCATCAATCCACAAAGGCCAAGAGTTGCCGTCATCCTCAAACAACTCAAGCCGCAAGTCCTGAAATACAGGAAGCAGCTTATTGTGCAATTGCTTTGGTTTACGACCTCTTGTGTCTTTTGTGTCTTTCCTTTCCACCTTCTTAGCAGAACTCACCAGTTTATTGGCATTCTGAGCAATCCTTTGCTCTAAGGCTTGTAGCTCCTCTTTAGTTAGCATGTATCTTCTCCTTACTCGGTAATTCTTCCAAATGCTCTAAATCATTCTCATAGAAACATCTATTCTCGGACCAATCCTCTTCCTCCCAGCAATACCAATCATATTCTTCTTCGATTGATTCTAGATACTCATCTGATTCTGGAAGATATACGTCTCCACTTTTCATTCTTTACTAACACTCCCTAAGTCACCATCACAGAAATACATCATCTCTTCTATTGCATCACCAATATTCTTATAATGCTCATAGTCACTAGCATTTTCAGGAGGATACACCTTACTCCAGCTCTTGTCCTCAGTGAATGACCATGTACTGTCTACGTCTATAGAGTTCCACTTGTTTGATAGAAGATATTCAGCTACTTCGTACCAACTTTTGAAATCAGACATCACACCCTCTCCTCCCAATCCTTCAGCCAATTATTATAAGCCTCTACAGGACTTGTCCCCCCAGTTGCTGCCCATATCCACCATTCTCTATCAGATGCTCCGTCTTCTGGTTCACTCTCAATAGGTATTTCACAGACATACAGTCCTTCTGGTGTTTTAAGGATTAGTGGTTTCATTATACAAACTCCTTTACAGGAACACCATCATAAATCTCTTTCAAGTGTCCTCGTATGACCATACGCCTACAGGCAGAATACATATAATCACACTCAGCTTGTTTATTACCGGTGAATGGTTTATCAAACCACCCTGTGTTTGCAGGGAATCCGTATACTTTCTTAATCCGTTTCCCATCAGTCTCTAACAATCCCCATCCAGCAGGAAGCTCCTCAGCTTTAATAAGTCCTGTAGGTGTTAGAAAGAATCTCCAATCACCCATACCAAGTGCCGGATCAACTCTAAACTTCTTACGCTTGTCTACTAAGAAATCAGACCTAGATGTTTTACACTCAATCAGACAAGATACTCCACTTCTGAATCCAAGACAGTCTGGTTGTTCACCTGTGTTTGTATAAGCTTTAAACTTATCATGGAATACAACACCAAATGCATTCTTAGTTAAGAACTTCTCAGCTAACAGACACAGGTTATCGTGTGTGAGGAGTTCAGTCATTACTCTTCTTCCTTGTCATCAATACCTTTCATAAACGCTTTTAACACTCTCTTTTGATGTTCTGGTGAAAGATATTTAGGTAAAAGTTCTACTTTTAGTTCTTCCCTAAGTGCTTTCAGTTCATTATCAATATTCTGCATGCGTTCTTCAATTGTTTGGTTCATTCAGGTTTCTCCTTCTGAAGCTCTTCCTCCGAGTACCAATGACAGTTAGCTTTATTTGTGAAGCAATCAACATAGGCAACTTTATATCTTGGATGATCAAAGTCATTAAAATACTGAGTTTCTGTAAGATACCCAAGTCCAAAGTAAGAAAGCTCAATACCTACGATCTTACCTCTGTTATGTGTCCCATCTGTCTTCTTAGAGGAAGCGATGTAGACTTTATTACCCATTTTATATTTCATCAAATCTCCCAACTCTCAGTGATAATTGTCTTCTGGTACGTAACACCAACACAGATAGTCGTGAGGTATCTGCAAATGTTCAAAGCAGCCTCCGTGTCACTACACTTCCCTGTCAGATGAATTGTGCCTAGCATTTCTTCAACTTTATTAATACGAAGAGTGTCGCCTGTGTGCAACCTATTCCAGATATAACAAGCGGCATCCACAGTATCGATATCACCTAGACGCTGGTGCAGGTAGATAAGGCTTGTGTATTCTGGTGGTAGTTTGTAGCCTACTTCTTGGTAATACATAGCTGCTCCTCAATTTTAAACCCTTCCCAATCACCCAGCACTTTCTGCCAAGCTTGTGATTCATAGTCAATATCAGCACAGAAACCACCATTCAAGGTGTCTCTAAAGTTAACGAACAGGGTATCTTCATCCTTCAAACACATCTTCCCACTTTGGACTCCATTCATTGGAGCACTCTCCTTACTACACTTATTTTTCTCCCTAGCTCCACATGAGCAGCGTTCAAGGTTTGTCATTATTTTCCTCCATTAACAATACCAAAATGTTCCCGCAATATATCACACATCATCTTATAAGCAACAGGAGATTTCTCTTTCATCTTAGCTCTCCCTGTACCGATCCCATCTTCAGGGAATACAATCACTTTGTTTCGTGCAACCTTCCACAATTCACGTAGGGATATCTTTACAGCTTCAATTTCATCTGGTTGGTCACTAAAGAATGCCCAATCATCCCAAGAGGGATATCGTTTAGTTGGAATACCAAAAGCATTAGGCTCATCACGGATGATAGCTTGTCCACCTTTACCGAAGGCTTTCATGTTGTCACCGTAGACGTATATCTTATCTGGATATCTTCTGCACATTGGGGGTGAGAGTATTCTAGCATATTCAATTAACATTTAGCCCTCCAAAAACTTAGTAACAATTGGAACAACCTCATCCAAACTCGTAAGAAGGAAGAGATGACCTTCGCCCTCAAATACATGCATCTCAGAATTAGGGATTAGCTTCGCTAATATTTTCATATTCCGCAAGTCTATCAGAGGATCGTCATCACCTGCAAGGACTAGTGTTGGTTGTTTAATACTGTGCAGATACCACAATGATGACCACCACATCAAGGCACCTTGCTGATAGGCATAACCCAACTGACTATGTTTAAACTCACCTTTGCTTTGTGACATACGCGAAGCATGTTCAATAGCCAGTTCTTTATTTCCCCTAAAGTGGCCTCCATAGATATCTGCTGCAATCGAAGCTGCATAGTCAGGATCTGTATAGCGTTTAGGTGAGGACATCAAACTAAGCACTTTCATACTTGGAGGAATGGCTGTAACACCAGCACAAGTGGCTGCTAGGATTAGTTTCTTACAACGATTTGGATATTGGTAAGCAAATTCCTGACTGGTGAATCCGCCCCATGATAACCCCAATACAAATACTTGCCCGTAGTTTAAGAAGTCCAACATTTCTGAGATTGTTCTACACAGGCCACTAAAACGATAAGGTAACAGATGTGTTGAACTACCACCCACTCCCGGATAATCAAATGTAATGATTTCTAAGTCTGGTTGTGCAATGTGAATAGCCTCAACAAAAGGAAATAGCAATTCGAGAGAAGCCCCTATGCCCGTACAAAGCAGAAGAGGAACACTGTTTGGTGCTCCCGGCTTAATTGACACCCTGATTGATTGGTTCCTCAACATGATTGTTTGGTTTTGCATTTGAATGCTCATTATTTCCCCATATTTCTCAAGTGTACATTGATAAGAAATTGCAAGAACATCCTGTCTTCATACTTTGTACAGTGTGAGAGTGCTAGCTTTAGACCTTCTACGGTTGTACCGGAACTGTAAGCCCTGCAATTCTCAAATGTATTATATTCACTCTTCTTTGTTGGTTTCACTTTAGGCATAGGAACGATATTCTTTACAAACGGCAGGCCGTGAATATCTGTTTGTACCTTTTCTTTCTCAAGGGCTTCAAACCAAGGCTCCCAACCCCCTTGCTCTGTTTGAAAAGAAAACAAACCCTTAATCCACTTAATCATTGTCCTCTCCCCTCAATAAACTCTTCCAATATTTCTGAAACGTTGATGAACTTATAATTAACGTAAGCACTAGCTGCGAATTCATCTGGAAAACACACGACAGCACATTTATGCTCATCGCTAGCCCAGCGAATGAAGTCTTTGATCACTTCTCTGTCATGGGAATATTGTTTGGTCATTGTTTACTCTCCAGTAAGTTTCACTTTATGTATCTTTGTGTTGAGTCATGGACGACTCTCCGAAGCAATAATAGCTAAGATACCGATTGGTGCTGTCACAGGCCAGATAAGGCACAGGGGAATATCTTGTCTCCAAGGATATTTTATTCCTCTAATGTAACAGGCTGTGGCATTGATGTAGACGAATATAAGTGAAACGATAAGATATACGACAAACAAAGTCATTTTGTGTTCCCCTCAAAATATTTACTGTATTTTGCAACGGTTGTAATGTACCTGTCAAGCTCACTTGCATTTATACATTTAGCAACAGAACTTGTGTATGTGTACCAACATTCTTTAAGGTATTGCCTATCTTTGACTTTCAGAAACCTCATTGAAAACTTACTAGCCTTGGCTTCTTCCTCTAGTCTTACAAACATATCATCTTCGTAATTGAATTTCAATCTAGAGCCAAAAGCTGCTTTTGCATATTTGTTATCAAATTTCAAAGACCTTGTAGCCACCTCATGACCAATTTCATGGTACAACACTTGGAAGAAGTTCTTTTGGAACAGGCTTACACAAATAAGCCTGTCTTTCCTACTCATCCAGCCTTCGCTACCAAAGAATATGAGCTTGCATTTGAGGTTATATTTCTTGCACACATATCTGAGGGCTAAAATTCTTTTAATCATAATATTCTCCATAAATGTTTGTAGGGAGTTTTATACCCTGAAATAGAGTCTAGAAACCTCAGACATACTATGCAAGCTTTATCTACCGAACGCAGCTATTTTTAGTGAAAATCCTCGGTGAAAGTGCCTTATGAATCGATTTTGAGAGGATACTCGTACTGATTCATTTGATGGTCATTGTAAAACTCTAAAATCAACCCCACAAAAGCCCAACTTGGGTATGTTTTATTAGCTTCTGCAAACTGCTTAAGAGTTGAGAATCCAGTTGATTCAAGAAATGCGCTGATTTCTAGTCCGAGCTTTTTACATGTACGCTTCAGATACTTAAGTTCAGTTCCCGGAACATGCCTTTGTGGAAATCGCACAGAATATTCTGAGCCAAGTGCTCTCCACACAGGCTCATCGGCGAAATCATCTTTTAAATTATCTTTAGCCCATTCTTGGTCTGCAATTCGCTTAAGTCGTACTTCCTCTCGTTGTTCTTGACTCATTGGTGTAAACGATGGATTACCCATTATTCATCTCCCTCATCATTTCAATATAAACTTCCAACTCATGCAGATCAAATTCAAGATTCTGCCTAATCCTTGGAAGCCTTCCTAGACATTCTAGCTCCTGTAGAGCATCAATGAAATGTGTTCTAATCCTATCTAGCGTTGCATATTCTTCTTGATTCATTTTTACCACCTCTTAAATTACCAACCCACTATTCATAGAACACTTCCTAACCAACATCCCATGAATCATAACAATCTGCTCTTCCGTTAAAAGAATTCCTTCCCTGTATTTATCAGCAGTAAGTTTTAGAACAATTTCTGCTGCTTTATCAGAACAAGCATCCATCACTTGCTTCTGCCATTTAGCATAGAATGTTCCCGGACCCACGATAACACTGTTGGACTGCTTTACTGGGTCTAGTGTACAGCCTGTCAAGATCAGTGTAAAGGAAAGAATACTGATTATGGAAGTTTTCATGTTGTGTCACCTCATGGGGTTGGTGTTTCCTTAGAATCCTTTAAAGATTCGATATAGTTTAGGACTTGTTTAGTCTGTTCCATTGCAAATTCAATAAGATGATTATCTTCTAGACCACACGCTTTGGAAATCTTCTTGCAACGTTTGTTTGCACTGGACAGATCTTTAAGTAACAGTGTAAGATTCTTTTCTAGTTGTTCTTTATTCAATTCCCAACTCCTTCTTAGCCTTCTCTACAACACCCTTAGCCTGTGCATACAGAGTAGGATCACCCTCGGTCAGCACTTCTAGCAACAATTCTTTCTCTTTGATATAAACCTTTGCAAAATCTTTGTCGTGTTCAAGAATCGATTTACTGTTTGAGATAAGATCTGCAAGTTTGATTGTTTTGGCTGCTGGTGATTGCATTGCTGTATGTTGACGATCAATTTCTTTACGAACAGCCCTATTACCGTCTTCTGGTTTAGAGACATCTGTAAGACCTTCAACCAACATGGCAATACAATATCCAAATTCCTTTATAATCAGATCAATCGTAATTTGTGTATCTTCACATAAATCATGCATAAGGGCAGCACATCGCATACTGTCATTTACATAAGCTGCTTGTTCAATGATATCACAAACCTCAACAGGGTGGACAATGTAGTTGTCTCCTGTGTACTTTCTTTTCTGGCCTACAGCAGCGTGGCCAGCCATTGCGAAGTAGTAAGCCTTTTCTACAATATTCATCACAGATACACCGCCAGAATTTCATTAATATCTTTGGATTCAAGATATCTGCCAGATAGTTCTACAAACTGTTCAGACTTGTAATCAAACTCTTCATTGTGATAAGGAATGGTGAATTCAATCCCATCCACAGAGAAACCACCATAGCCATGACATGACTCTGTGACCTCTACAGTTACTTTATACTCTTCAAGCAATGCAGACAGCTTGGTAAGAAACTCCCTACTTTTGTTGTTCAATTCCATGAGGAACCCTCCTAGTTAATTTGTAAAGCTATAATAAAACAAAAGACCCTCAAGCACAATGCCTAAGAGCCTTATAAATTTCTATTGATCTTCCCACAACAATAGATTCTCTTCAATGAAGTCGTTCACCATCAAAGTAACCTCTTGTCTATGCCAGCCTTCACCAATAATAACTTCTTGATACTTACCTAAAGCAGAATGTGTACCGTGGTGATAATCTACACCATAAATCCAGAATCCTGATGACCAGACGTAGATAATTGATCTGTTCATGAGTTAGCCCAAATACTTATTGTTGAGGAACAACTTTGCGTAGCTAGGCGTGATAAACTGGACTCGATGGTCTTGGCATATAATAACTTTTGTTTGGCGGCAATACTGGAGTTTGATTGAACGGAGAATTCGTGATGCCTTTGCTTTAGCGATGGAGAAATCATCGAATGCCCAGATCGTAAGGTAATGTGGAGGACGACCAAATACACACTTTGCCGTATCCCCATTGTACAACTTTACAGCGGTACGCACGCTAATCTTTTCACGACCTTTATTTGAGTATTGATTACTGTGGAAGTGCCAATTACCTTCAACACTACTTTTCATCAAATCATAACCCAGTGCAGACATCATCTGCTTGAGTGCGTAGATTTGGAGTTGTCGTGTGTCAATAATATCTTCTGGCAACCATTCTGATTCATTAGTTCGCATTTTCTTCCCCTTATTCATAATCGCGGATAATTAGGCCAGTTGGGAATTGTGGTAGCTTGCTGTCCTTATACCGGGTTTGGAATTTTACAGTGAGCTTCTTGCCGATGTACTGATTAGGATACATTAGTTGGTGCTTACGTTGCTCAAAATCACCATAAGTTACAGTAAAATGATCTTTAGCTGTAGAATCGTAAACCTCAAATACAGCATTATGGTTCTTATCTTCTAGCACAGCAACAATTTCAAACTCTTCATCAAGAAATTCCTTATACTTTTGCAAATCAGCCGAACGCTTACCTGATTCATACAGACCGCTGTAGTTACGTAGCATGATACCTTCATAACCAATAGATACATACTGTTTGTGCAGAGACTTCATATCTTCTTCGCAGAATAGCGTCTGATAGCCTAGAATTTCAATTGAACTGTTTATTCCAAGTTTAAATTTCTGAGCCTCTTTCATTCGATTGACAAAAGTATCTTCAGTAACGAAGTCAAAGATGATAAAGTGAATATCTTTTGTATTATCATTTGGTTTCTTAACAGCAGAAACAATCTCTTCAAGATACTTACCGTGAATGTACAGCTCACCGTCCCACACTTGTCCGATCTGCATAATAGTTTGAAGCTCAGACGTAATGTGTTTTACATCGTAGAGTTTCCCACCACGAGACTTAAGAATCATGCCCTCTTCTGTGCTGATTGCAAGGCAACGAACACCATCAAGTTTGGCACTTGCATAGCAAGGGTATTTAATACGATGACCTTGTTTCAAATAGTCATTTGCCAGCATTGGGAGGAGGTCTAGCTCCTTAAGATCGTCGGAATTCTCTCGGTATCCCTTGTCAATCTGTTTGTTCACACGACTCTTTGCTTCTAATTCAGCCTGTTGCGCAGGAGTCGTCTCATTAGAGCGACCAATGTTCTTTCCTGCAACCACTTCCGATTTTAATTGAAGTTTTCCGTTGAGTTGTCCATGTTCAATGTAAAGATTTTCATCTTCGGTCCAAATCGACCAGACTTTCAACCCTGAATTCTTATTCAGTCCAAACAGTGTAATTTTATTCAATCTAGATTCCTCCCATAATGTTCAATTTCTGCTGCCTCACGAGCGGTACATGCTTTTTCAAAATCTGTAAAATAGCCAATGAAGTAGTTTCGCCTCTCTTTAGTGATCTCTACCTTCCATTTACCTGTAGCTTCTTGAAAGCTAACCCCCGTTTTACCGGAAGTATTTGTAGACCTTTTCTTTTGATCATAAGATTGTTCAGAGAGCGTAGCCCACTCACAAGTCTCTTTAGAGTAAATCTTAGCACCACCAACCCTATTAAGTGTCATGCCTTCAGGGCGAACACCCATATCTTCAAAGAAATTCTCAAACAGATACCAAGAATCTGAGATAGTAACGCCACTGCCACCATATTCTTCGTAATTAATTCGTTTGGGGTTAGTGCAACGCATCATCATATTGTTCCAACTCTTGTATGTAGGGGTTCCTTCCATACCATGAGTTTTCATTTTAGCGCTTTGTAATTCTTTTTGCAAGCAGCCACAACTATTTGTATTACCATCTTTTAGGTGACCTTTACGAACTATTTTACTGTTCCCACACAAGCACTCAACCAAAACTTTACTTTTAGGTAGAAACTCTACAATCTTAAGCCTACCAAATGTATCACCTATCTCCACCACCCTCTCCTTTCTTATGTTGTACAACTTCAACACCAAAGGCCTCTAGCATCTCAATGCCCTTGGTATCCCGATAACGTTCTAAGTATACAACCTTTTTAATCCCACTGGAAGCAATAATTGAACTACAAGTTGCACATGGGGACAAGGTGACGTAGATTGTAGCCCCTTCTGCACTAACACCCTCACGAGCCATCTTGCATAGAGAGTTGATTTCGCTGTGAATTACACCCTCTCTGGTTTTCAGCTTATAGTGTCCATCATCTTCATATGGGTATCTTTCTTTGAATTCATCAAACCCAATATAGTCCCACGAGTGGTTTGCATAAATCCTATCTTCACAGGTATTATCCATTCCGGGAAGTGTACCATTTCTTCCTAGGTATAAACCACGACTCTTTGTTAGAATACACGAGCCTACCTTTTTTCTAAGTGCGTAACTATCTTGTGCTGCACGAATAGCAATATCCATGTAAAGATCATCTTCTTTGGTCATTTCTTTCTAGTTTCCGTACCAGTCACAGAATATCCGCCACCCTCCAACTTACTAACTGTCTTTTGAAGTTTGCTTGCAACGATTTTATAACGTCCCTTAGAATATACAGAATCGATATACTCTTGTGCAACAATCCTTGATGCAGTATGGACAAAAACGTAGTCTCCCATAGCATTAAGGATGTAGAATGTTGCTGGTGGAATAAATTCATAGTCTGTGAAAGTATTAAAGTCTACAATGGTTACTTTAGGATCTTTCTTAGGTTTATCAATCACAGTAGTCATGATCATCCTCTGGATATGGTCCGTCCCATTCTGGTTCTGGTTCAAAGTCTTCTGTGTTTTCATAATAGTCATCTAAATCCTTGTCCAACCACAAATCATAATCAGTCATGAGCTAGAGCTTCATTAATTGCAGCTACAATATCTTCTCCAAATGTTTCTACAGCATTTTCCGCATTACCCATCAACCACAATTCCATTGAACTTTCCAAACCTTCACTAACAGTCTCTTCGTAATTCATTGAACCTGTACCTTTTCAATATAAAAACTAATACCCACCAAACTACCACTATCAAACAATTCCACTTCAGATGCAGCTTGGAATGTTTGAGCTTTCTCTAGAGTGGAGAGTGTTCCGATGTTTTGTTTGTGACCGAAGTCAACTTTTACAACAGTAAATACTAACATTTTATTTTCCTTAATCAATACAGTTAGATTCTACATCGTATTCCATATTCCAATAAGGGTCTACATCAAAACAAATCTCTTGAATAGCTTGGATATCCTCTTGATAATCGTCCAGTTCGATTAGGTCATAGTGGTAGTTCATTAGTCTCTACCAAGGATAAGAGAAAATTCTGTTTTATGTGATTGCATCTGTGGATCATCAAAACAAACTTCTTGGAAATATGTTGTAATTTGATATGTCTCATTTTCTCCATCATATCCCCACCCATCAGACTCGGACTTTTCCTGTGCAGCAAGGTCAGCTTGTTGTTCTGCGATAAGCTCTTCAATCTCGGATTGACTAATCATTCTTCGTCTCCAACTTGATACATAGAAAGTTCATCATCAATCCACTCTTTAGCAACACTCACCCAAAGAGCTTCATTGATTTTCTTATCTGCTTTCAAGTCTGACATGTAGTCAGTGACAAGTTCTAGGGCTTTTTCAAGGCCTTCACGATAACCTTGACGGAATTCAAAGCTTTCATTCTCGTGAGTGTACATTTCTTCAGTTTTCATTTATTTCTCTCCTTTGTGTTTGGGTTAGTGGAGCCAATAATACATGCACTCCACTGGTTTGTCTATCGAATTATTCGGATTTCTCGATTACTTTTGCAGGTTTTGCGCGTGATGCTTTCTTTTCAGCAGCATCACGAGCGGCTAGAGCCTTCTTTACACCCAATTCTACAGCATCTGCAATGATTTCAGCAAGACTTGGCATTTCGTCGAAGTCTTCTTGCCCTTTTTCAATTTCACTCTCATCCTCGATACCGCATGATGGATCACCACACTGACAAGGAAGACTTGCACGGTACTCAGTAAGTGCATCAAGTCGATCTGCAATCTGTTCTGCACTAAAGTAGAACGGGGTGCCTTTGATTACGTCGCTAAGGTCGTCGCAACTTAGGAAGCCCGAATACACTTTCTCATAGAGTCGTTTCAGTTGCCCTCGAGAGAAGTTTGCATGTTCCAGAATATCGGTGTCCTTGCCTCCTAGCGAATAACTTGAGGTGTGAATCATAAGGCTAGAAGTGTCGTCTAGAATCCATTCCCTAGCCGAAAGACTAATGATCGACGCAGCACTTGCACACTCAGGGCCAATAATTGCAACAGTGTGAGCGGCACAATTATTCAATGAGCGATGAAAAAGCATTGCTGTATCAAGATATCCACCCGGTGAGCACACGTCCAGCACAATTGTGTCCTGTTCGGATGCACCATTAATCAAATCAAGTTCATCGCTCCAATTACTTGGCTCAGAAATATCTTCGTGAATCCGAATAACATGAGTCATACCACCATTGTGACTGGAGGAAATTCGCGACTTTTGTGGCAACAGCATCAGTTCTTCGTGTTTCATACAAATTCCTCTTTTTGGATACCGTGATTAATGCCGTACTCAATTCCATTTTCACTTAGTACATTCATAAACTCTTTTCGTTTAGCGACTGCCAAATTAAAGGCCCCTTCTTCGCCATACTTTACAGTTGAAAAGTGTTTAGTCACCCTTTTACCATCTAACCCTTGAGCCTCTGCTACATAATATAGAACCTGAGTATCTTTATCAATCCAAGTTCTAATACCAGTTACTCCTGTTTTATTACGTGCATCCATACCTCTATTCCTTGCTTGTTCGGCTTTAGTGGCCCAGCAGCAATTTTCTTTGGAGTAATTACCGTTTACGTCAATCCTCTCTAGAGTTAGGTGATCTTCATAACTGGAATACATGTCTTCTTTAAAAGCTTCAAACGATACCCAAGATTCTTGATAGCTAATACCCCGACCTCCATATCTGTAGTAAGACTGATTAGTTTCACAATCACAGCGAACTTTCATATCTCCCCATATTTGATAGAATCGATCCTTCCACATACCATGTGTTGTTGTGACTTCAAGTTTATAACATCCACAACTCATCGTATTGTCACACTTCAAGGCATGACCATCTACAACAATCCTATTACCGCAGTCACACAAACAATTCCAAGTTCGTATAGATTGACCAGCACCTTCGGTCTTACGAGAACCCGCGAAACTTTCTACAAGAAGTCTATTATATTTCTTCCCCGTTAAATCAATAGCTTTCATACTTCTCCTTACAAATCATTTGCCCGATCTTTCATCATCCCAATCGCAATATCTTTAACCAATCCACCACGAACAATCTCGTCTGGAGAGTTGAAGTCAATAACTGCAACACCTTTCAAATTATGACGCTTAGCAAAAGACATAAACCACTCAAGACCAGACTCACCTTGAATATCCTTCTGCAAAATATCACCGCATAACACCAATTTGCAGTTATCTGATACTCGCGTAACAATACTCTGCATTTCTTCCTTGGTGGTCTGTTGGCTTTCGTCAATTATTAGGTAAGAAGGTAGGTCAAAAGATCGACCCCTGATGCTTTCAACCTCTTGCACCTGAATTTCACCAGATTCTCCATCTTTCAGTGCAATTTCATATGCTCCAGCACCAATACGCGATTTGATAGTATCTAGTACGTTCCGCACGTAGGGATACAATTTCTGCAAGGAGCTGCCGGGTTTATAGCCTGATGTTTTACCAGTTTGAACATATGCTCGCGCCACAATAATTTGTTTGATTTCGTTCTTACGAAACTTATCAGCAGCCACTACAGCAGCACAGAAGGTCTTACCCGTGCCATGGAGACCAAGACACACAATTGCTTTTATTTCAGGGTCTTCCAACAAGCGGAAATACTCTTTCTGTTTTGCAGTCTTAGCCACAACTGGTGGCGGGTTATTACGTTCCTCCAAAAACTTCTCCTTAATCTCAGGCTTAACACCACCATTTCGGGTGGACCGTGTTTTCTTCCTCGGGACCAGTACTTCTTGGTCATCGACTACAGTTAGATATGCCCGACTTTTACCCGCCATATTAGTATTTCCTTCTCAGTAATTAAATTTCCACACCTTTATTTGCTTCACCACTTTCCCAACATCTCTAGCTTCCCACACTTCAATCTATTATGCAAGCTTTATTTAGACTGTTTTACAGCTTTCAAAGCATTCTCGGCAGCCTTCAGCGCTTCCTTAGCTTTAGCTACAGATTCTTCTGCTGCTTTCACTTCTTTGTTTACCCAAGGAACTAGAATTACCTGAACTTTAGGATAATAAAGGCTTGAATTATCCTCAATGTAGTGTTCAGGTTGCATCCTAATTTCATTACCATTAACCTTAATCCAAATTACCTTATCAAACAGTGTAGCGGTTACTTTTTCAGGACCAAAGAGTTCTACAAATTTATCATAGGTCATATCCAGTGTGACATTAATACTATTCATCTTCATAACCCTCACAATTTCTCCTCCAATTCCAAACACTCATTAAGATCTTTATGCAAACCTTCTGCCTTAAGCACACGCATCATATTATTCACCACCCTTTCAAAATAACTCTTCTCCTCAATTCCTTTAACCAACAAATAATACAATACATCTGCATAGTGTGCTTGGTTAATGTTAGGGTCTAACAATACTGACTGTATAGTACCACTAAGTCCTTCTTTATCCAACTGCCGAAGCTTCTCTTTCTCCTGTTCCTTCATTAATTTAGCTCCTGTGGATAGGGGTAACTTTGAAACAGTTCCAACTCAGCCACCTCTTCATCATTGAATGTGATGTCCGAACACCAATTAACCTTGCTGATGAAGGTAGTTCCCTCTGTTTGACCAACATGCTCAATGTACTTACGGAGAAGTTGTTTATAATCAATTGTGTCTTCCATATTACACCAAATCTCCCGATACAATAACAGATTTCTTAATCTCTTTGGTGGATGTTACATTATTTAGGCTAGCTGACAAGACAAACCCTACTCCCGGCTCCCCATAACTAACTCCGTAACCACTCTCAAACTGAGCGATCTCCACACTAGAACTGTATTTATCAAACACAGCCTTCAATTCAGCAAGGAAATTATTCATCACTGCAAGCTCAGCTTCCTCTTGATTAGCCTCATCTACTTTCTGTTGTGCCCAGGCTTGGATGCTTGACAGATTATTTTCAATTTGAATGAAAGTTTCTTCAAATCCATAGGCAGCATCTGCTGAGATAGCTGCTGATTCTAGGGTGTCTATTTGTGTCAGAGATTGTTGGACTTCAGTTAGAACGTCTAAATAGGATTGCTTGTTGATAGTCAATTATTTATCTCCTTTAGGTTTAAGTAGTTTGCACAAGTCTTCACTAGAAATGCAATTTTTTGTGTTGAATGTTCCGCATGTTGTTAGCAAGTCAAGGTCTTCTGGGTAATGCAAGACATCACGAAGCCTTTCCATACAATTCCTCTGACCGGGGTTTGGTTCTGAGTCATAAGCTCTGTCATCAAGATCATTCAATAAGTCTCTTGCCGCATCTGTTAGGCTGTTATTCTTCTCAACCAACTCTTTGTGTATTTTAATTATTGCTTTCTCGGCTGACGTCTTCTCGGCAATACCTTTCAAATCTTCAAGGTATTTGATTCTATCGTCCTTCTGTTTCATTAACCGTTGCATAAATTCTATCTCATCAATAAGAGCTACAACCCCCTTAAGTTCTTCTAGTTCCATAATTAACTCCTAAAATCTGAAAAGTCTTGTTTGTTAATCTTCCAGTAAACAAGTGTACACAAACAGAACGGCCAACATAAGAGATTATACACTAAAAGAATCGTCCAAAACAAAGCTGAAGCAATATGGTCTGGACAGTCGTGCATTGGATCGATTGTTTTGTCTTTCTTAGCGGCATTTCTCATAGCTGTAGCAATGCTAGCGTCTGGGATACCCATCTGTCGCAGGTTGGATGAGACGTAGTTTTTGAGGAGATAAAATGCCGATACGGAACATATAAACCAAAGGATAAGATACAGCATCAATATTGGTCCTTGGTAAAAGTGCCAAAATGAAAAATTTCAATCAGGCAAGGTTCGCAGACAGTAGCAACCATATCACCACAAGGGTATTTAGGATTCTGCCATGAGAAACTGTGTCTGAAAGTCCCTCCATCTTGAATCTTGCCGTCGTCCACACTCAGCGGTTCATTACACCTGTCACAAGATGCATCTACAAGAACATTCTGCACGATTCGTTGGCTCTTATATTTTAATGTCATACCCTCATCACTCCTTCTTCCTTCCCATCAATAATATCAAGCAATCTCACTAGATCAGCCCTTGTGTAGAACGTCTCCTCTGTTGGGCCAAGATAGCTTATGTGGAGGAGAGTGTTTTTAGGGGATTTGATGACGAAGATTTCGTCTATGTCTTTGTCGCGAAAGGTATGGGTCATTTCAGCTTACCTTCCTTCAACACAGACCACTGCTTGTTACCGTTCTTTGACACTATAGATAATATACCACCTTGTTCCCCACTATGCTGGAACACACGAGCATCTTGCGGAAGTGACTTAAGCAACTCTATCATTTCCTTCACTGTAAAATCGTTCATCTCTTCTCTCCCTTCTCAGTTCTCAGTTTTCACATACGTGTATTTCATTTGCTTCCCATCCTCTCGTGTTACCGACACTATCACAACCTTATCTGCATGTTCAAGGATTTGTTTCAGGAGACGGTAGGTGTGTAGGTGGATGATGGGCATTTGGGTCTCTCCTATTTGTTGTACAAAGGATAGCACTGCCGAGGATGGATTGCAAGCGGTGAATAGATTTGTTTGGAATATAAAATAATGTTGTGAGGGGGTTGACAGGGAGCTTGGAGGCGTGTAATCTTGTGGGAATGAATTATGTAGAAAAAACAGAGAAAGTACCGAGTAGAATGAGGACAAACCCTTATAAACCGTGGGCTGTAGAGGAGAACATGTAATACAATACATCTATCTACTACTAACTACAACCGATCATAAGGAGAACAAGTGATTGATCTATGAATTAAGTAACATGACAGAACATCAAGCTTACTCTGTTAACCTTGGGTGTGTAAGAAGTTATATCTATTACCATGAATCTAAATACTATAAGAAGATAGTAGATCAAGTGATGGAGCATACCAACTACAAATGGGAAGATGCAGTGAGGTGGTGGGTGTCTAACTCAGCTCGCGCTGTCAAGAAGAGTGCTAAAGGTATTGTCTTCAGTCTAGACATACACGCATACACTAAGTCAAAGCAAGGCATTGGATACAGGAAAGTTAAATCTCTTGTTGACTTCCTTGAAGCCAAGGGTTATATTGACCTTTATAAAGGGTATGTAAAATCTTGGAAGATGAATAAAGGAGTTCTGGTTCCAGATGAATCTGTGCCTTCGTGTATGATATTTAAAAAGAGGACAGGAGATATGTGGGAAAATGTTAATACTTCTTATAACCTATGGAAAGAGCTTGAAGATAATGATCTAGCTATCATTCGGGATCGTGAGACAAAAGAAATGATGCCAACACGAGGTCATAAAGGATTTAAAGATATTAAGAGTGAGGTTAAGAGTATGAATGATATGTTGGCTGGTGCATCAATTACATTTGATGGTCGTCCGATTGCTGATGTTGCATACCGCCGTATCTTTAGTGGTGATCTAGAAAGTGGTGGTCGTCTCTATACACTAGGCGGTGGTGTTCAACTCCTACCGCAGCACATCCGAGCATCTTCTCTAATGATTGATGGTGAACCAGTTGTGGAATTAGATTACTCATCTATCCACCCAAGTATCTGCTATCAGATGATGTATAATACAGATGGATTTAGTATCTTTGATGTAATGGGCGAAGATTTCTCTCCTTACGGTGCTGATCTTTCATTTATCAAAGTAGATGGTCGTATGAAAGAACAATGGGAGGCTGTTACAGGTAAGGTTCATAATCCTGTACGGCAGTTAGCTAAGTTAGCTATTCTTATTGGTATGAATTCTAACGACAAGAATAGTGCAGCTTGGACACTAGGCAATAAAGTTAAGATTGATCGTGCTCAGAACAGTATTGAAGATCAAGAGTTTTATGCAATGGTTGGCAATATCGATTACTCATCTGTACTTGAAGCTGTGCAAACACATAACGATTTCATTGCAGAGCACTTCTTTTCAGATGCCGGTATCACCCTACAAAACATTGACAGTAAGATTATGATGCGTATTGTTGGTGCAATGGGATCTAAAGGACATACAGTGCTGGCTTATCACGATAGTTGTTTGGTTAAGGCTTCTGCTGAAGATGATTTGAGAGAGGCCATGTTTAGTGCATGGAAAACAGTATTGGGAGATACAACATTTTGTAAGGTGGATAAGAAATGAACAAGCATACCGCAGTAAAATTCAAGCGCGAGCTAGATGCTCTAATCAAAGACTCTGAAAGGCTTGCATTTCTTTTGGATGCGCTTGAAAACAAAGAGTATGGACTCATCACTAGGTGTGATGATGGTGCAGGACATAGGACAATCTGTTTTGAAGAGATTGAAAGTATTTTAAATGGTGTTTAATATTTATTTTCAGATTTACTTGACAGAACGAGTTCGATTGTGTTTTACTAACAACTTGGAACTTAACTAAGAGGGCTCACAAGTGGGCGAGATTTGCTTTTGCTCACAATGTGGGCGTATTAACAACTATTGTGTATGTGATATTGAAGTAGAATATTTGGAAGATAGTATGGAAGTGTTCCGTAATGAATGGGCATTTGAAAGCCTAACGGACCCTGATTTTAGTGTCTATAAAACTATTTTACCTAAATACGAATAATAAGTGTTGACAAATGGTTAAAAACATGCGATGATTAGATATATCAAGTCATAAAGCAAAGGAAGAAATTTATGAATGAAGAATACGAAGGTTTCTAAAGAATTTGTAGGTGGCACTACATTTACCCCGTGAGGGACTTCCTGAAAAGGATACTTGAGCCAGAAATAAGGTGACGGCCTTTGAAGCCTTAGGCGATACCAATTTCCAATGCCAGAAATGGTAAGAGTTGTTATACGGAGCAAGACAGTCCTACAACCGTAACGTTATAGAGTTTGGAAGAACGTGGACTTTCCCGCACATGCGGAACTAATTCTAAGTTTCACCCGATAAGACAATAAGAACTAAATTCTACATGAGTCTTATCTTCTCCTGCTGGTTCATCTCTCCTCCCAGCACTTAAAGATGCCTATCCCCCTCCATAGGTTATCTTTCTGACCTTGATAGCGTGCAATGTACCTCTCCTTGCAGAGCATGCTTACAACAGGGTCATTTCTTAATCATTTTGTTATCCTTTGATATTATTGCAAGTAGTCTTGCCAGAATGATTAAGAATTAATTTACAAAGGAATCTATTATGACGACTAAGAAAACTACAAATAAAAATCCTAGTCCCGATACTAGGTTCAACGGCCCTAAGTCTAATCGCAAGACTACAGGCGGTAATAGTAAACGAATCACCAAAAGTAAACTTCGAATTCTGGAAGAACAACTTCTGGAAATGAAAGACAAAGCTCTTGAGAATATCAAGAAGCAAATCGATGGTGTTGCTATTGATACGGAACAAGCCTCTGCAAGTAAATGGCTTGTGAATAGCTTGGTAACAGTAAGTAAGGCCGCGAATGCGGAAGAAATTTCTTACAACAAACTTAAGTTTGAAGTTAAAGATTCTTTGGAAGCTGGTGAAGAGTCTCCTAAAGAAATTGAACAGCAATTAAAACCTCGGTTGTCTCTTGTGTATGTTGATCCAACAGAAGATGATGACGAGTAAAGAATCAGACTTCGGTCTGGTATCAGGACGCCTAGTCCTAGCCCAAACTGTTCTGGCGGACAGTTGAAATAAATGACAAACCGGAAAGACGGTTAGGTGGAGAAGACTTTCGAATCTTGCGAAGGTAGAGATATTAGGTCAGGCAGGGTGGACGCTAATACGTTAATTCAATAATCAGCAGCTAATCTCAAGGTATTAATATGACACAAAGTACAATTTTAGCTGCTGGTATTACAGAAGCGACTTCAACAGATATCGTTATTGCAGCAGGGGCTTCAGTGGTGGTTGGTGTGTTCTTCCAAGAAGCTGATAAGCCTCTATCTTATCAAGAACAAAACGCACCTAAGTTCAAGATCCTCCAAGACACTCCCGGCGCTGACAATGCTGTATTTGTCGCATTGAGCTACAGCAACCCCTCTACTGTCTTGTCTGGTCCCGGCACTTATCGTGTGAAGCGTTATGCTTACACAGGCAAACCTTTCGGTGTATTTCTAGAGACTTGATTTTATGATAACTCATGATATTACATCTTCAGTTGTCAGTTCTATTTCAAGACCTCTTCATAGTTTAAAACCAAAGCATTCCGTCGTAATTCCTGACCCTACCACTGCACCCTTCACATCATCTCAGTTTGTTCCGGGCTTTGCAGGCTCTCTTAATACAACTAAGAACGCTGCAAGAGTATATGCATACGGTGCTTTGACATTATGGTGTGGATGGATTACAGGGACGCAAGCGTTGCTTACATCTCCTTCAGATTATGGAGATAACGCTGGGTCTATGCAAGTGAGCGTAGACGGTGGTGACTTCATCAGTGCTCCTAACTCTGCATCTGTATACACACTCTTCACAGGTCTTCCTCACGCCACCTACTTTGTTCAAGTAAGGTGGGTTGTGCAGATGGGTGATGCTCCTTACGTGGCATCCTCTGGAAATGTCTTGAGTGTTACAGGTCAACCTCCAGCACTTGTTGCAGCATCTAATTGGATTCAGGCAGGCAGTGATTCAGCTACAGGTTTGTATTCTGCTGGGATCACACCGAACGTTTCAGGATATTCCCCGCCTCTACAAGCACCAAGTAATGTAACCAGTGGTTCTAACGTAGGCTCTGTCAAGATACGTGGTGCATTCACTAAGATTGTAGCTACATCCTCTAGAGTTGGCGTAAGTAAGAATGGTGGGATTCCCACTTACTATACTGCCCCTCCTGAAGCTGATGGTGTTCCTCGGGCTATTGTTATTCCTTGTGATGGCTCTGTAGCCACATACAATGTGTGGGATGGTGGTGCATTCAGAGAGCTTGGTGGACATTTTGCTGTAAGTGGTAACAGTACACTGCTTGATATTGGTGTCCGAAGAAAGCTTGACCAGTTTGGTGACAGCATCACTTACGGATCTGGTCCGGGGGCTACTTCAGTAAACACTGAGACAATGCACGTAGCAGCAGCCCTTGGATTTGTTGGTAGCACGAATGGGGTTAGTGGGCAAACAGTAGGTGGTGGTAAGGTAATGATTGATGCTGCCTTAGCTATGAAGACTGTAACAGCTAATGATGTAGCAATCCTAGCATTAGGTGGTAATAGCGGCTCTGGTGGTATTGATAGCACAGAACAAACTGATTATGGATTGTGTATTGATAAGCTGCTGGCTAAAGGATATGGCAAAGTATTGTGTCGTGGGATTCTGCCTAACATTGGTGCTCCAGAACTGGTTAATGCTGCAAATGTCACACTGAAAGCTGTGATGGATGCTAAAGCTAATCCTAAGCTTATTTGGATTGACACAACTGCATGGACAGGGTTTGAGACACTGGATAATACACACCCTACGGCTAATGGTTATCTAACATTGGCTGGGTACGCTATCCCGGCTTATACGGCTGCTTTAGGGTTGTAGCCTAACGTCTACTAACTTAGTTTATAAATACCCATTCCAAATCAAAATAATAAAGGAATGCTATGAGTGTACATAGGCTACAAACAACTGGTTGGGTTAATTTATCCACCCTCACATCTCTAGACTTTACACTCAACAGCATCAAGCTTACAAACCTAAGTAACGGTGCATTATACGTCACACGTTCAGCCACTATCCCAGCAGACTCCTTTACAGGAGCTGAAATCTTTCCAAAAGAAACCTACTCCTTTACAAAGAATTCTTTGCAGACGTGGATTAGGGCACCATTCCTTGGTGTGATTGATGTGGACCTTCTTCTGTCTAGTTCTATTGAACCATTCACCTCTGTAGACCTTCCTTCCGATGTGTGGACTACAAACACAGAGGAATATAGGCGCCTTAGGGTGGATGTTGGTCAGACAGGTTTCTTCGAAGGTAGGGAATTTCGTACATTCAAGGAGCTTAGTATTGCTTCTAGCGCCACATTGGTAATGAGAATTATAGTTCCTGTGAATACAATACTTCAGAACGTTAGGCTCTCCCTAGACGCAGGGTCTGTCAAACTACGTACTGTAGTTGGTGGTACACCTACTGGTACATTCTCAGAAGCTCTCCCAATCATCCCCAAGAATACTATGACTGGCAGTGTATTTCCAGCCCCTCCATTACCCTTGTATACAGCTCAGAATACTGTGGGGTCAGGCGCAACAGCCCTAACAGGTGGTGTTGACATTGATGTCATCCGTATTGTTGTAGCTAACGCAAGTGGTCAAGCACAGTCTGTCGGTGCTTCTGTAGATGATTCTCGTGGAGTAGGTCCGGGAACTTACTATTGGATTTTCAATAACTTTGGCAGTGGTGTTGCTACAGGTGTGTTCTCAAGTTTTTGGGAAGAGCGTCCTTAGTTAATTTACAAAGCTACTTTGAAATAGAAGTAGCTTCAATAAGTTAATTTGAAAACAGTTTAAATATATTTGTAATAAGCTTGACAAACGACTGTTGTGTAGCGTAATATCTCTTTTATGAATTGAACACAACAGGAGAGATTAAATGAATGAATATCTTGTACTAGTTACAGGCAACGACGGTATTGGTTATAACTTTATTCAAAACGTTGTTGAGCTAGCAAACATGGGTGCTGTTATGGAAGCTGGCAAAGTTCCAACAATGCGTTTCCCTTTCTCAGCTTGGATGTATCTCCAGACTGATGAGCTTATGGTTAGCAAGCCCGGTTTTCAGTTTCAAATTATGCAAGAGATTTTTACAAAAGATCAACTTGATGATATGGATTGGGATACGTTGAAGGCAACTGTTAAGAAGAAGTATGGTATTTCAGGTAGGGATAGAAATTTGCTCGTGACCCAGTATTTGAAAGCAGGTGGTCAAGTAGAATCTTCCAAGGAAGAAAAATAACAAGTTGTGTAAACGGCCTCTGTTATAAAAGAATTCGGTGAACTGTAATACCAAACATGAGGCTGTCTTGACGGCTGGTGAGGTGAGGCACCGTTTTACTTTGAGAATTATTAGTTTTGAATTATATTAAAGTTTATGATGAGTTAGTTGCTAAGTGTATTGTTAGAGGTCTAGATAAGAAAGCTTTAGATGGGTATTTTGAAAAACACCATATTATCCCAAAGTGTCTAGGCGGTAAAAATACTAACGATAATTATGTCCTCTTCACAGCAAAAGAGCATGTTATTGCCCACAAACTTTTGTGGAAAGCTTATCCAGATAACTATAGTCTGATGTGGGCCTACACTCGTACTGTTAATGCACACAAAGATCTTTTAACTTGGTCAGATGTTGAAAAAGCTAAGATTGCAAAAGCAAAGTTTATGAGTGAGCGTACTATTACTCAAGAAACTAAAGATAAGATTAGTGCAACGTTAACTGGACACAAGCGTTCTGAAGAGTCTATTGAGAAAGGTCGTTTAAAGCAGACAGGACAAAAACGATCCGCTGAAACTTCTAAGAGAATTAGTGAAAAGCGTCAACAAATTATTGCAGACGGTTGGACTGTTCCAGAAGAAGCTCGTAAAAAGATCGGTGATTTCTTTCGTGGAAGGCCGATATCAGAAGAGCACAAACAGAATATTTCGAAGGCAAATAAAGGTAAGGTAATGCCTCCTCACGTATTAGAGGCAACATCTGCTTATCAAAAATCCTTGCGACCTTGGCAAAAGAGTTGTATGTCTAGGCCAGAAAGAGCGAGAGTATGGGCAATGGCTGCAAATTATTATAATATCTGGATTGAAAATAATAAACCCGGACATTATTCTTTTGCAACAATTTGCTCAAAAGTAGAAAACTTAGAATATAAGAAATATCATTTTACTACGCTTGTAGAGATGTTTCATGAAGGTTGGATTCCTCATTACGATAAGGAGTGGATGGAATTTCATAGTGAGGGAACTTAATGAGTGAAGAAGAAGTAATTATTGGCCCACAGTCAAAATTTCAAGCCCAATACCTCAATTCTACTTCAAGAATTTTGGTAGCGGGTGGGGCTGCCGGCTCTTCGAAGAGCCACATTGGATTAATGAGACACTTGAGATGGATGAATGACCCTCTTTACCGGGGGTTTTGCATTCGTAAAAACTCTACTGCGATTATGAAAAGTGGCGGTTTGTTTGATGCTGCTGTTCATCTATACTCGCAAGTAGATGATATTAAGATTAAACTAAAAGATCAGCGAATTGTCTTCAGTTCGGGGTCTTCCGTATCGTTCTCTCATTATGAAAACGATAGTGCTGGGCAGTTATACCATGGGTTAGAACTCTCAAATGTGTTTTTTGATGAATGTACGCACGCAGATGAAAAACATATTTGGTGGTTGATTTCTCGACTTCGTACAAAGGCTAAACTTGATCCATCTATTTGGTTAAGTTGTAACCCCGACCCAGATTCATTTCTTTATGACTGGGTTAAGTGGTGGCTGTACGACGATGAGCACCCTAATGCTGGTCTGCCGGACCCTGGAAAGAATGGCAGAGTTCGTTGGATTCTTCGCCGTGAAGGTTTGATCTTCTGGGGCGACTCAAGAGAAGAGATGGTTGTTAAATATGGTAATCCTAATCTACCAATTGACCATCCTAAACAAGTACGCCCACTAAGCTTCCAAGTTATCCTTGGTACAATCTACGATAATCCATGGCTCATGGAAAATCAACCAGAATATTTGTCTTCGCTCGAAGCTATGCCAGATATTGAACGCAGACGCTTGCTTTTGGGCGACTGGAACGCTCGCGAACAGTCCTCGACACACTTTCTGCGTAGCTGGTGTACCGAAGCTATTGAAGAACCACCTAAATCTGAGATTGTAAAAACCGTTCGTAGTTATGACCTAGCATCTACGCTTAAATCTGATGCCAATAATTCGCCAGATTACACGGCAACTTGTAAAGTATCAAAACTCAAAAATGGCAGTTACTTTGTACATGATGTGCAGCGTACTCGTATTCGTTTTGGTGATTGGAAAGAGTTTATCCTTAATAATGCAAGGTCGGATGGTTATGATGTAGATGTTATTCTACCTCTTGATCCGGGTGCTGCTGCGAAAGCTTCTACAGGTATTCTTACAAGGGAAATATCAGAGGCTGGTTTTAGAGTTCGTACGCTATCTACTACGAAGAGCAAGCTTGATAGATTTCGCCCTGTAAGTTCATTAGCACAGAATGGTCACGTTATCTTCTTGAAGAACTGCGGGACTGACCATGAAAACAAAATTCAGAATGATTTGAACTTCGTTTATCGTGAGTTAGAGGCCTTTACAGGACTTCGAAAGTCTGGAGAATCAGGCCACGATGATGTCGTCGACAGCCTAGCGGACTGTGTGTCTATTCTTGCTCAATCTATTAACATCCCTAACTTTACTTCCGGTTTAATGTCTGCAAATTTAACCAGATCAAACCCCTTTAACCAATAGGAAATTACATGGCTGAAGATACTGAAGTCTCCCTAGAGGCTGGGGGTAATGAAGTACCTACTATCACATTAGGAGAGACTGGCTACCCCGGACTTCTGGTTTTAGATGGTTCGATAATGGAAGAATGCAGTAAAGAGCTGCGTTGGCCCGAAGCAATTAATACTTACAAGCGTATGGCAAAAGACGGTGCTATTGCTCCAGCCCTTGAACTTGTAGAGATGATGATTGCACGGGTGCCGTGGACTGTAAAGATCCCGGAAGGTTATGAAGAACAACTTAAAGATAAAGCAAACTTTGTCCGTCAATGTGTTAACGACATGGACCAAGATTTCCAAAGCTTTATTAAACAAGTAGTGTCTTATAATCGTTACGGTTTTAGTGTACATGAAAAGGTATTCCGCTATCGTTTGCGAGAGAAGGGTAGTAAATACAACGACGGCTTGATTGGTATTAAGAAACTTCCAATCCGCTCCCAAGACAGTATTGAACGTTGGTATTGGAAGAACAATGGACGAGAGCTTGCTGGTTGCATTCAAAATGTAATGTTACCGGGCACAGAAAGTTCTAATGGTTGGGATTTTATCTCCACGTCTAGTAACCAGACAATGGAGAAGAAGATCCCTCGTAAGAAGTTCCTCTTGTTTCGAAACAACCCCTTGAAAGATAGTCCCGTCGGAACTTCACCACTCAACGGTGCATGGCAAGCTTGGAAGTATAAACAAGCCTACCAAGAAAGTGAAGCGATTGCAGTTGCACAAGATTCTAACGGATTCAAAGTGCTATACATTCCACCTGAGTATATGGTTGAAGACGCCACACCAGATAAGAAAGCAGCATTTGAAGAATATAAGAAAATCTTGGCTAATATGCACCAAGCAAAACAGTCAGGTATCATTCTTCCACTTCTGAATGATGGTGCTGGTAACAAGATGTTCGAACTGAAATTCGAATCCATCACTGGTCAAAAGTCTTACGATACTAACGCCATTATCAACCGATATACATCAGAGATTCTGACGGCATTGTTTGCTGACTTCCTATCTCTTGGTAGTAATGGGTCAGGCAGCTTCTCTCTTGCAGAGTCCAAAATTAGTGTTGTAGAGATGGCAATCCAATCCAAGTTGGATGAAATCAAATCCCAATTGAACCACGACCTCATTCCCCAGCTATTTTCCTTAAACGGTTGGGACACCGACATTTTACCCTACATGGACTATGGGTCTGTCAGTAAAGAGTCCTTGGATGAAATCGGCAAGTTCGTGCAACGAGTGAGCGCAACTGGAAACTTACCACGTACACCAGAAGTTATTAACTGGGTAATGAAGCAAGCAGATATCCCATATCGCGTAGATCCTGAAATGTCCACGGAGGATTTGATGAAAATCCTTTCTCCCGATACATCAATGAGTGGATCAGGGATGGAGTCTGGCTTGAGTAATGGGGTTGGCGATTCTACTGGCTCATCAGGTGATGCCTCAACTAGTAATTCGGAAAATACCTAATGGTGGAAGTTTATTGGATTCATTCCCCCGAACACACCGATATGTTCTCTCAAGGGTATATTGGTGTAACTTCGAAGACAGCTCAAGAGCGGTACGCAGAGCATATCAGGGCTTCCAAAGTTGTTAACAGTAAATCTTCGTATCTTTATAATGTTATGAGGAAAGTCGGGGCAGAAAACCTGATTGTAAAAACCGTTCTGATTTCAGATGAAGAGTACGCTTACGATATTGAAAATAAACTTCGTCCTACTAAAAGTATAGGTTGGAATATTGCTATTGGTGGATCTAAGCCTCCATCAAAGTTAGGATTTAAACATTCAGACGAGTCTAAAGAAAAGATTTCCAAAATTTGGAAGGGTAAGACTCGTTCTAAAGAGAGTGTTGAAAGATCTTCCGCAACCCGAGCTGGTTTTAGGCACTCTGAAGAAACAAAAGAACAGTTTCGTTTAAATAATCTTGGAAAGAAACAATCCCAAGAAACTATTGACAAACGTCTCGAAAAAGTCAGAGGTCAAATTAGGACAGAGGACCAGAAGAATAAGATGTCTGAGGCTAGATTGAATATTCTCCCTTGGTTTAGAAAGCCTACTCCATACGCAGCGTGGTCTTTTGCTGAAGATGTACGTGGTTTATGGGAATCGGGCTTGTCTGCTTATAAAATTGGCAAGCAATTTAATATCAGCGCAAGTGTAGTCAGAAGTATGTTTAAGTTATTTATTTCTGACTGGATGCCATCAAACGATGAACGCTGGCTTCAAGAATTCAAAAAGGAGGCGTAAATGCCACACGCTTTATTTCGTCTCCGTGAGAAGACTTTAAATACTCCACAACTTATGTCTGTCCAAGGTTTTGATGCAATTGCTAAATACCTAGACGACCGTTGCACTAAAGGTTTTAAACTGGACAGTGAAGATAGCCAACACCGTGAAAGTACTGATAGATACTCTTTCAACGCTGACTTGGGTGTAGCTACTCTCTCGATTGATGGTCCTCTGTCCTACCGTCCCGTTACTTTGATGGGCATGGATTGTGGTGGTACTTCGTACACTCAACTAAAAGAAGATTTTACATATCTTGTTGAGAGTGGTGCCAAGACAATCGCTTTCATGACCGACTCCCCCGGTGGGGAAGCTCATGGTCTGTTCCCAACTGCTCAGTATATGCGTGATCTGGCTGATGCTAATGGTGTAAAGATCTTGTCGTTCACTGACGGAATGTCAGCCTCGGCAGGTTATGGTCTTACTTCTATTGCCGATGAAATTATTGTTTCTCCGGGATCTGAAGTTGGATCGATTGGTGTAGTTGTTCGACTTATGAATGACTCGAAAGCTCTAGAGAAAGAAGGGTATGAGCGGTCCTTCGTGTATGCAGGTTCCAGTAAGGTGCCGTATGCAGAAGATGGTTCTTTCCGTCCTGATTTTATCAACGACATTCAATCCAAAGTTGATTCTTTGTATGTTGAATTCGTAGAGTTTGTTGCAACTCAGCGTAACCTATCAACCGATAGCGTTAAGTCAACTGAAGCTCGTACATTCCTCCCTAAAGAGGCGATGGCACTTGGTTTGATTGATGCAGAGATGACTGTTGAGTCATTTTACAATTACCTTGCCGATACGGCTCAGAAACCCCAAGAGAATGGAATGCTTAAAAACAAACTGTTTAATATGACTAAAAATGAGGAAACTCTCGAAATGACTCAAATCACTGAAATGCAGGCTCAGCTTGCTCAGTACCAAGAGCAACTTGCAGAGTTCTCCTCTGTTAAAGAAGCTCATGCAACTTTGCTTGCAGCTTTCACTGAAAAAGAAGCAGCCCTGACTGAAGCACTTTCTCAAGTAGCCTCTGCTGAAGCTGCTGCTGTAGCCGTTAAAATGACCAGTCGCAAGACTGCTCTTGCCGCTGTTATGTCCGCTGACAAAGTTGAAGCTGTTTCGACCTCCTTGTCCAGCCTTGATGACTCGGCATTTGAAACTGTTCTGAGTGGTTTTGCTGCACAGAAACAAGCTCTTGAAGCATCCGATATGTTTACAGAACTTGGCGACCAAGGTACAGAAGTAGTTCCTGAAGCTAAAGCTTCTAAGT